TTTGTGAAGAAGACTATCAAATGCATATTCATATGAGGGTAATTTAATAGTCTTCAACTCCAACCAAGAGTTATGTTGTTAAAATTAAAACTATAACTACAACAGTCTACTTAAGTAGTGTAAGGGATCCTCCTTTAGAGTCTATAGTCCTCTTGTTTAAGTGTTACTATTATTCACACAACGTAAAGGGAAACGTATTTCCTTCTTGCATAGCTGTAGTTATAGTTAGATTATCACTATTTCTAGGCTTATAAAAAGAAAAGGAGAGGAGGATCCACCCCCAAGGTTTCATTATACCTCTCCCAATCTCTTCAATACCGTGAAAAAAATGTAACTATAATGTTACTGTAACGCTTCATTTCCCGGAGCTCTCCCAGGATCCACTTTGCATATCATTAATCAAAATGATAATCACAGTAACATTATTTAAAGTGACAGTTACTATCACTGAGTTATGAGTTTAATACTTTGCGGGTTCTCCAACCTCGGACTGTTCCAATAAATAATAATAACTCAGTTATTATCGTTCGTCCTAAATTTAGCAAAGGTTATAGATCTAGTGTGTTAAAAAAAAGAGGAGTACCGTAGTACTCCCCTTACACATGAGCTGATTAGAAGCAAAGCATAACTGGTTCACCCGATCCATCAGATAAATCTGATCTTAGATCTGTGATAAGCTCTTCATTACCTTTTACAGTAATCATCTTATCGAATGCACCATTTAGCTTGAACTTACGATCTGCAGTTTTCTCTAGTTGTTTGTGAACACCTAGGAATACTACAACTCGTCCGTCTTCTAGTACACGCTCAGGAGATACAGATATAATCTCTATCTCTCTTGTGTTACTTGAATTTGTCATAGCTTAACGAATTACAAGGTTATGGATGGAACAATTCTCTTAGCCACAGTTTATCTGTGTTAGGTCTATAAGACCTGCTCTCCATAGATTAATACAGGTTCTATCTAGTGTTATTGTGGACACTACTGTACAATCCATATATAAGAAGAGGTATGATATAGTGTATTGTTAAAAAAAGAGAGGCCAATGTGACCTCTCTCTTCCTAGTTACTTAGATAACTTTGCTTTCAGCTGTTCTACCTCATCTTCTAGCTGATCTAGAGCGATGTTCTTGTATCTGTATGTGATACTCACGTTCTAGCTCTTTAGCTCTATCTAGCTTCTCTTGTAGCTCTACAGTCTTCTCATGACCTTCTAGCAACATAAGATGTCCATGATACTCATTCATAGCATCCTGATGTTCTGCTATCTCAAGCTCAACCTTAAGCTTGGCTAACTTGGTTTGCATTGCATCCAATGAGTCATATGCATAGATACGTGGAAACATCTTAACAGTTGATTTACCACCTCGCATCTTAATCTCAATGGCATGCTCACACACCTTGATCGCAAGCCTTAGCTTAGTTTGAGTTACAGACTTATTAACTAACGTATTCATTAAACTCTTCATAATAATAGATTTAATAGGTTAATGGTATGATACAGAGCTACCATTCATGCTTCACTCTGTACTACCTATCATAAGAACAGGTATATGATATAGTGTTGAGTATATAATGCTATATATTTCATGTACGGGGGGTTTGATTCACTCTTTGGGAGGGGGGAGTTTTCCAATAATGGTCTGCATCTCTGAATACTTACCATCAAAAAAAATATTATAAAAAAATTTTTTTTATTGAAAATTTAATTATATTTGTTTCTTATTAATATTTAAACTATAGCGAAATGAATTTTATAAACTCATGGAAAAAAGGAAATAAAAAAAATAAAATTAAAATAGCATTGAGACTAGGAACACTTACTATTCTGGAAATTTATATGTGTTTTTCATCAATGTGTGAGAAGGATTGTAAATGTCCAAGAGCAAGATTTATGGTTCTTAACTTTGGATTTGAAATATAATGTGTCCTTGTCCAATATGTATAGTAGCAGCCGTTGTTGTTGCTATAGGAGTAAAGGTGATTAAAAGATAATATAATGGCAAAACAAAAAACACTTGATGAATTAAGAGCTGAAGCCCATAAAAAAGTATTAGAAAATATCGAAAAGAATAAAGGGAAAAAACCTAATTATTCTAATGAAGAGGATACGAGTTGTGGAATGTTACCAGAACAAGTACCTATTGTAAATAGAGATGAAGCTAAAAAAATGTATGATAAATTACATTTAAGTTATGAGTATACAGGTAGAACTAATGATGGAACTAATAGAAAAATATGGACATTAGTAGATCCTAATAAAGAGATTGTGGGGAAAATGAAAACTTCTAAGAATAGAATGATTAATCCGAGACCTAAAGGTCCTTGGGATGAACAATTCTCTTATATGAGCCTTTTTCATTATTATGATCATATACCAAATAAAGAAGTAAACTTTCTTCCAAGTACAACTTATTATATGAAAGAACGTGAGAATACACCACTTAATAAAGAAATGAAAAAGAGAGTAGAAGCTGGAGAGAAACTACCAGAAAGTTTTGAAGAAATGTTTAAATTGAAAAAAGAAATAGAAGATAGCGGGTTAGAGTAGTGGTTACTCACGGGTTTCATTAGCCCGTCTAGGTTGGTTCGATTCCAGCACCCGCAACTAATATAAATAATATAATATAAATAATAATGGCAAAAACAGAATTAAGTCAAATTAATCAATCCATCAGAACTGGTGATCAGACTAGGTTAGGATGTGGTGCTACGTATATTGCAGCAGGTTCTGTATATAGTGGAGATTGGGTAGCTATACAATCTATCAGTACTACAGATGTAGTATTAAAAGTTAGTGGTACAGCAGAAACTATAGTAGATTGGGAAGGGGTAGCAGGTGATATCACATTAGAATCTACTGTTGGAACAAGTCCGATATGGTATGGAAACTTCACACAGATTGAAGTAGATGCTGGAATACTATTAGCGTATAAACGTTGCTAATGCATGGATAGAATAATAAAAAAATTAGCTGAGGAATATAATTTACCAGAACAGGTAATTGAAAGTATTGTTAGATCTCAGTTTAAATTTGTATGTGATAAAATGCAAGATGATGAATGTTTAAAAATAAGATTACATCATTTTGGAGTATTTAAAATTAAACCTAAAAGATTATATGTAATAAATGGAGAGATTGAGTGATAAAGTAATAAAAACTTCTAAATCTGCTATAGAAAATAAATTATCTATAATAAGTAGATTATTAGCTAAAGAAAAGGCTAAAGAAGAACCGGATGAATTAATTATAGAAGATCTAACATTTAGAATAAAATCTTTTACTGGAAAGATAGGAAAGATAAATAAATTAATTAATAGAGAATGATATTACAATATCTTGAACGAGCATTTAGGAATAATAGAAAAGATACTGGTCTTAGAGCCTTATCACAATTTGTAAAAAAATCAAAAAAGAAAGGTAATGTATCTACTTGGGATATTAGATTAAAAGGGACAGAATTAGATCCTACTAATCCTGATGGAATAGAATATAATAAACCGGCAAGGTTTTTAACGTCAAAAGAAACAGATAAATATATATATAATATGAGTAAAAGACGTAAACCAACTAAAGTATCAAATAGAAAGAACTTTAGAATAGTTGATTATACCGAAAGAAAAAATAGAATATAATGGCATCATTATTCGATCTGAAAGGAGGACAAATAGTATTAAATCCAGAATCATTAGCTATCCCTATATTTAATAAGATCTGGAAAAGGGATAAATCTAAATCTAAAGATAGAGCAAATAAAGAAATTGCATATATATTTTTTATGTGTGATTTTAATAGTCCTTATATGGCTTATCCTGGTTCTAAAAGACGGGATATTATTTTAAATGATTTTATGAAAGATACTAAATGGACAGAGGATAAAGAGATAAAAGAAGCCATGAATAAATATTTAGAATTCCAAGAAACTCATACAATGAGACTAATGAAAGCAGCTAAAGGAGCTGCAGATAAATTAGCAATGTACTTTGAGCACATTGATTTTACCGAAATAGGTGAAAATGGAAGACCACGTTACAATGCAAAAGATGTAGCAATTAATTTAGAAAAAGTAGGAAGTATTGTAGAAAGTTTAGATAAATTAGAAAATAAAATTAAGAAAGAAATTAAGACTGATTCCCGTGTACGTGGTGGTGGGGATATAGGTCTTTATGAACGTTAAAATAATTATTATGGGATGTGGATGTAATAAAGGTAAAAAAAATAAACCTACTACCAATATATTAAAAGAGACCTTACAAAAAGCAGTAGCAGAAAGTAAAGGTGATCCGATTAATATTGTTGCACCAGTTAGAAATGGTAAGCTTCAAACTCCTAAACTTGTAGATAAAGCTACAATGGATAGGGTTAAAAAGAATCAAGATGCAAGAATTAAAGAGCATAAAAAAGGAGTTAAACCACCAAGCTTAATGAAACGTGCATTCAACTTTGCTAAGGCTACAAAAGAATATGTTAAAGATGGTATGCAGAATGTTGATAAAGCTATATATATAAAAAGATTGGAAATTTGTAAAAGATGTCCTATATTTAACGCGGAAAAAGGAACATGTAATAAATGTGGATGTTTTATGGAAATAAAAGCTAAATGGAAAGTTTCTACATGTCCTGATGAGCCATCAAGGTGGCCAGATCCAAATATAAAAGTAAAAGAATATGGCGATAACTAGAAAAACTTTAAAAGAAAAGTATAAATTCGAACCGGTTAAAGGTAACGAAAAAGTATTAACACGAAGAATAGGTGAAGCAGAAACTATAGATGTATTTGGAAGCGCTCTTTGTTATAGAGGAGAAGTTATGGCTACTCTTGAATGTATGAGTAATGATAGGTTTGGAGAATATTTGGAGAGATTAATTAGAAGTTTAAAAAGAAGAAATGAAATTAAAAGTAATTAGAATTAGCAGTGAATCAGATTCAACATCGGGATTATTATTTGATATTACCGATCCTGATAATAAAAAATTTTTAGCTTATACATTGGAAGATGAAAAAAGAAAAGAAAAAGTTATGCATGAAACAAGAGTACCGGCTGGAGAATATCCGGTTGTACTTAGAACAGAAGGTGGGTATCATAATAAATATTCTAAAAGATTTTCTGACTTTCATGTTGGTATGTTGCATATTATTGATATACCTAATTTTGAGTATATTCTTATTCATTGTGGTAATACCGATGAAGATACTAGTGGATGCTTACTTGTTGGAGACTCCCAAGAAAATAACCAAGTCAAGAAGGACGGTTTTATAGGAGCATCTACACAAGCATACAGAAGAATATATCCAAAGATAGCAAAAGCTTTAGAAAATGGAGAAGAAGTAACAATTAAATATGTAGATTATGCGTAATAGAACTGATCAAGAATTATTAGATGAAGCAATGGATAATGCTTATAAAGTTGTAATGGGCTTAACTACTGTAGATGATATATTAGATAGTGATAAAGAAGAAGTTGTATTACCTTTTGATATGACACAAGATAATGCATATGATGTAACAAAACTTATTGAGTTATTGGTATATTATTATGAAGGTGAAGAATGGTATGAAAGATGTGCAGCTTTAACAAAATTAACAAAGAATGGCAAAAAGAACGCAGTTTTTATTCGAACAGAAGAGTAAAGTAACAAGAAGAGGAGTACATGCTAAAAGCGGTTCTTCTAAAAGTAAAAGTAGTAAAAATTATAAAAAACCATATAATAGACAAGGAAGATAATGAAAAATTTAATATTAATATTATTATTTTGTTTTAGTTTTGTAAACGGACAAAATAATTTTTTTAAATACTCTACCTTTTATACATCGATGTCAATGGGTACATCTATGATAGAAAGGGAAGATTATATAGCAATAGATAAAGGTTATGAGGATGTAACGTGGGTCTCACCTTATGACTATAATTTAACAGTAGGTCTACGAAAAATAGCAAGATTTGATTATGAACATAAAGTTAAAACATGGTATTATGGTACTGAAGACAATGTTGCAGATAATGTTACTATTGGTAACAGTGTTGGTTGGGAGTATCTTTTTAATTATTCATTTATACGGAATCGTGGTGATAAATATACTGAGCAAAATTTCTGGCTTAGATACCTTGGAAATAGCTACGTCACCAAAATCCAATATACAGATAACCAAAGAGTAGATCTAAAGTTTACATCTCTAGATACTCGTTATCGAATAAATAAAGGTAATTGGGATTTTACAATAGGAGCAGTTTTAAGAATACACCCAGCATACGGAATTAATCCTATTGAAGACTTTTGGATACCAGGTGAATCAACATTTCAAGATCTAGCAGAAGATTTTGGTTATGTTCCAGAAATGTGGATTCAAGGTAATTATGTTAATCAGAATTGGTACGATGTTAGTGATGGGGATTCTATTCTAATAGCAACATCAAATGATGAATTTTATACTTGGTGGTTTGGTGATGCAGTAGCATCATTTAATGAAAGGGAATTAGAAAAATTAGGTATGCAAAAAGAACTAAGTGCAGTATTAGGAATAGCATATTATAAATATACTCCTAAGTTTTGGTTACATGCATGGGCTAATATTCTTCCTTATCATCATGGATTAGATGATTATTCTTATTCATATGAAGATGCAAAAGATATGATAGAATGGGATTCTGGTATTGTAACGGGTGTTAGACTTAATAAACATTTAGGGCTATTTGTTGAAGGTACTCATATGAAGTATTGGGGAAAGCCTGTGTTTGATCTTAAGTTTGGTTTTAACTATTTAATATTTTAAGAATGAATTGGATAAAATTATTAGTAATAATATTACTAGCAGCAGGATGTTCAACGTTATTTAATCCTGAAATGTATAATCCTAATCCACGACCTGTGGTTGTTGAAGAGGAAGTAAAAGTTGACACAATAAAAATAACTATAAACGGTGTTGAAAAAATTATATTAGACACTTTAAAAACAGATTAATAATGAAAAAATTACTACTTATATTATTTGCGTTTATTAGCTCATTTGCTGTTGCGCAATTTGGACCCTTAGATGATTATGATTCGGATTATCTTAATTCTAATAACATGTGTGTGATATGTGCACAAGCAGAAGGATTTTATTGTGGAGATGATCCAGCAAACTGGACACAATATGCACCAAATGGATGTGTGCAAAATTCATGGATTAATGATGGATGGGAAGATTGTGTAGATGCCAGCGATGAAAATGGTGCTGTTCCTACACTTATAGAAGATTGTGTTGTTGTTTCTGATTGTGACACAGTTTATGTAGATGTACCTGTTATTGAAATAGATACAGTATTTGTAGATGTTCCATTTTATATCTATGAAACTGAATATATATTTGATACTATTGTAGAAACAGAGTATATAACTCAAGTTGTTATAGACACTGTTATTGATATACAATTAGATACTATATATAATACAGAGTATATAACCCAAATACTTTTTGATACTATAGTAGAGATTGAATATGAAACTATATTTGAAGAAATATTTGTTACAGATACATTGTGGATGGAAGGAGCACTAGACACTATGTTTATAGATGTAATAGAATATGTAGATGTATTTGTATTTGACACAATAATTGAAACAGAAATTGAATATGTTGAGTTTTTTGTAACAGACACAATAATTCAATATGACACTATAGTGAACACAGAATATGTAGAAATATTTGTTGTGGATACAATTATAGAATATGTAGAAATAATTAATACAGAATATATTGATTGTGATACAGGTATGCCATGTAACTCTTCTATTAATGAATTATTAGATAAGTCAAAAGAAAATGGTTTAATTTATAATATTAAGGGACAAGCAATTAGAGAACCTGAAGGTTTATATATAGAAAATGGTAAAATAAAATATATGATAAAATAATGAAAAAAGAATTATCAGAAGATAGTAAATTTCAAATAAGTATAAAAACATTAATAGGAATTGTAGTAGGTGTAGCTACTGTAATCTCTGCATATTTTGGTTTAATGGGTACTATAAATTCTAAATTTGTAGAACTTGAAGATAAAGTTGAACAAGCTTTAGAAATGCCAAAACCAGGTACAGGAACTTATACTATTGATATGGGAGATCCAGCAGCTACAAATACATGGCCTCCAACTCGTATGGAGTTTAATATGAAAGATCAAATGGCCCGTAATCAAATTGATATGCTAATAAAGGAGATTGAGGAGATGAAGGAAGAAATTAAAGAATTAAGAAAATGAAAAAATTATATTGTCTAATATTATTAATATGTAATATTTGTATAGGACAGGACTTTATTGATGAAAATAATTTCAACGAAAAAATCGCTAAAGATATTACAGCTGTAGAATTTTGGGCCGGATGGAATGTTCAAAATGAATTTAAAGAATTAAACAAACTGAAAGAGTGTGTAGTATATAGAATAGATGTAACTTCTAATATAGATATTCAAACTAAATACAGTGTTACCGCTATACCAACAATAATTATATTTGATAATGGTGTAGAGAAAGAAAGGTTCTTACCTAATATTATGTTTCAACTTGATGCTGATAAGAAAACAGTTCAACATTCTGTTGATACAATAAAGTTAAATAAATTTCAATAATGTATAATTATAATGCAAAATTAGATAGAGTAGTTGACGGTGATACTGTTGACGCTGTTATTGATTTAGGCTTTAATGTCTATATTAAAAAAAGAATTAGATTAGCAGGTATAAATGCACCTGAATCTAGAACTAGAAATAAAGTAGAAAAGAAGTTAGGAATAGCTGCTAAAGAGAGATTAATAGATATATTAGATGGTGCAGCAAATTGTTTTGAATTAGAATCACAAGAACTTGGTAAATATGGTAGAGTTCTTGGTAGATTACATATAAATAAATTAGCTGGAAAAGAAACATTAACGCAGGTTTGTGTTAATGATCTCCTTGTAAAAGAGGGACATGCTGTCAAGTATGATGGCGGAAAACGTATATAATTAAAAAATAAATTATGATGAATATTTTTAAAGATTCCAATGACTGGAACGAAAAATCAATAATAGGTTTTATTGCTTTTGTAATAATGTGTATTGTTATGGTATTAGATCTTTCTACTGGATGGTATGGTTATGATTTAGTAATTAACGAATTCGTATATGACTCATTTGTATGGGTTGTATTAGGGTGCTTTGGTATAAGTGGTGTTGAGAAATTTGCTAAAAAATAATGAATCATTTTAGACTACAACCTTCTTTTGTTAATACCAGAGAATTCTCTTGCGAAGCTAAGAATTTTTTAAAGAATGGATATTATACCAATTCTCCTCCGGGTACTTATGCATATAAAGAATATTGGGATGAACAAACTAGAAGATGTTTAGAAGGTTTTGAAGTAGGTGGGGTCCGGATAACTGGACCTCATTATTTTTATTTAAATTTTACACAAATAAAAGCTACTGTAAAAAAAGGAAAATTGGAAAGAAAGGTTTTAACCTTTCCAAGTTTTCTGGATATGGATTATTATTACTTTGATGAGTGCGAATTAGCAAGAGAAAATGGTCAAGGTATGATAGTAGCTAAAGCTCGTCGTAAAGGTTTTTCATACAAAAATGGTGCCTTATGCGTTCATCAATATAATTTTTTTAGAGATTCTACAAGTATTATTGGTGCATATTTAAATGAATATGGTGGAGCTACAATGGCCATGAGTTTAGAAATGATTAACTTTATTAATAAACATACAGCATGGGCTAAACGTAGAAATCCAGATCGAAGAGATTTTGTTAAAGCTAGATTTAAAGAAGTATTAGATGGGAAAGAAGTATGGAATGGATATAATAGTGAAATATTTACTTTAACATTTAAAGATAATTTCTCTGCAGCTATTGGTAAAACAGCTGATCTCATGTTATGGGAAGAGGCTGGTAAATTTCCTAATCTTATAAATGCATATATGATTACTGCTCCTGTATTTAGGGACGGTAATGTGATGATTGGGATGCCATTGATATTTGGAACAGGTGGTGATATGGATGGAGGATCAAATGATTTTGCTGAGATGTTTTATAATCCAGATAAATATTGGTTAAGACCATTTGAGAATATATGGGATGAAGGTGGAGCAGGAACTAATTGTGGATTCTTTATTGATGATATGTGGTACAAACCAGGAAAGGTAACTTTAAAATCAGGTGAAGTTGTAAAGATGGTAGATGAAGAAGGTAATTCTAATAGAGATGCTGCAGAAGAGTTTTTAGATCAAGAAAGAAAAATTATTAAAACTACAGATTCTAGAACTACATGGGAGAAATATATTACTCAATCTCCAAAGACTCCTAGAGAAGCTTTCTTAAGAAGTAGTGGAAATATATTCCCAACTATTGAATTGAATGCGTGGTTAGGAGAATTGGAAGTTACCAAAATAGCTCAAGATATGGCTATGATTGGAGAATTATATTGGGAAAAAGATGATATAAAGTGGATGCCTAATATTGAATTAAATCCTATAAATAAATTTCCAATTAAAACAAATGATGATAGAACAGGATGTATTGTTATTTGGGAACATCCTTACAAGGACGCTTCGGGTAATATTCCATATGGATTATATATAGCTGGGACTGACCCTTACGATCAAGATGATTCTACTACTAGTTCATTAGGTAGTACTTTTATTTATAAGACTTTTCAAAAATTTGATAATACTTATAATATACCAGTAGCAGAATATACAGGTAGACCAGATACAGCAAAAGAATATTATGAAAATGTAAGAAAACTTCTTACATATTATAATGCACAAACATTATATGAGAACAATTTAAAGGGATTAAAAATATATTTTGAACAGAAGAAATGTTTACATTTATTAAAAGAACAACCAAATATATTAAAAGATATTGTTAATAGAACTACAGTAAGTAGAGGTTATGGAGTTCATATGAGTGAACCAATTAAAGTTCAATGTGAATTATATCTTAGAGATTGGTTGTTAGAAAAAAGAGCAGATGGAGAAAAGGGAGATCAATTAAATTTACATACAATTTATTCAATTCCCTTAATACAAGAATTAATAGCATATGATCATAAAGAAGGTAATTTTGACCGTGCAATAGCATTTATGTTATGTATATTACATTCCCATGAAAACTATAATATTGATTTAGAAGCTAAATTTGACTTTAATATGGGAGATAAATTTTGGCGATCTTCATTATTTAAGAAAAGAAAAAGATAAAAATATTTGGAAATAAGATAAATTTATATATTTTTGTAAGTTAGAATAATACTATAATGCAGGGATTAAATCAAAATAACATATTAGAGGAGCTACCAAAACAGAAAATAGCTAAATCTAAAAAGGGAAAAAAATGGGGAAAAGCTTGTATAGATGAATTAGAAAAAGTTACATATAGTGACATGTCTTATAATGGACGATCCTCTAGATATAGAAAACAAATTAATTATGATTTGTATAACGGTGTTTTAGATCAGAATGATTTTGAATATGTAGTCAATCCTTATGGATTTAGTAAAGATGAATTCCCAGCTAACTTACAACATTATGATATAATATCTCCCAAATTACAACTTCTAATGGGGGAAGAAATTAAAAGACCTTTTAACTTTAGAGTTGTTTCTCATGATCCTGAATCTGTTTCTAAGATGGAAGAGGTGAAGAAAGAAATGATGATGGAATTTCTATATAGTGTATTAGTACCACCACAAGTACAACAACAGCAACAACAAGAAATGATGCAGATGCAACAACAGGGAGCATCTGAAGAGGAGATGCAAATGGCACAGCCAAAAACACCTGCTCAAATAGAAAAATACATAGCATACGAATATCAAGATGTTAGAGAAAAACAAGGTCAAAATATTTTAGAATATCTAGTTAAAAATCAAAATATAGAAAATAAGTTCAATGCAGGATTTAAGGATGCTTTAATCGCAGGAGAAGAAATTTATTGGGTAGGCGAAGTTGCAGGTGAACCTGTAGTAAGAGTATGTAATCCTTTAGACGTACGTGTTATATTAGATCCAGACTCACCTTGGATAGAAGATGCTCAATCTGTAGTAGAAGAAAGATGGTTAACATTAGCAACTGTTATTGATGAATATCATGAATATTTAACTCCTCAAGAAATAGATAAATTAGAAAAAGGATGGGGAGGTAGAGATAGTTATATGGATAGTAACGGTGTTAATTATCCATATTCAGAATTTAATATTGTTAATTATGATGCAAGAGGAACTTTTGATCCAGAGCATATTCGAAGTTATAGACGAGATGGTATGATTCGTGTTATACAATGCGAATGGAAATCTATGCGTAAAGTAGGATTTATAACTTATAAAGATGAGATAGGATTTGAACAACAAGATATTGTAGATGAAATTTTTGAAGTACCAGAAGAAGCAGAAAAAAATAAAGATGGAGAATGGGTATTTGGAGGAATGCGTTTAAAATGGCATTGGATAAGTGAATATTGGGAAGGTACAAAAATAGCTGAAGATATTTATTTAAATATTAAGCCTAAAGAAAACCAAAGAAGAGATATGGATAATCCTAGTAATGTCAAATCTGGATATGTAGGATATATTTATAATGAAAGAAATTCAGAATCTATTTCCTTGATAGATCGTATGAAACCATATCAGTATTTGTATAATATTATTTATTATCGAACTGAATTAGCTTTAGCAAAATCAAAAGGTAAAGTGGCTTTAATGGATATTTCACAAATACCTTCATCAGAAGGATGGGACGTTTCTAAGTGGATGTACTATCTAGAAGCTGTAGGTGTGATGTTTATTAACTCCAGAGAGGAGGGGAATAGATCCCAGCAAGCCCCGCAATTTAATCAATTCCAATCTATTGATCTTTCTATGGGTAATTATATTAATACTCATGTCCAACTATTAGATCAAATCAAAAATGAGATTGGAGAACTCTCTGGAGTTTCTAGACAAAGACAAGGACAGGTTCAAACTTCTGAACTTGTAGGAAATACTGAACGAGCTGTTGTTCAGTCTTCTCATATTACAGAATATTGGTTTTATAATCATAGTGAAGTTAAAAGAAAAGTATTACAAGCATTAATCGATGTAGCAAAAATGGCTTGGAAGAGTGGTAAGAAAATTCAATATATTATGGATGACATGAGTCGAGTATTTCTTAATCTAGAAACTGATGATTTTTCTAGTACTAATTATGGAGTATTTGTTTCTAATTCTGGTAAAGATGATAGAGCAGTAGATTCAATGAGACAATTAGCTCAACAAGCTCTTCAAGCAGGAGTAACTAATTTCTCAGATGTAGCAAGTATTATGCAGTCAGAATCATTAGGTGATATGAAACGAAAACTAGTAGATGCAGAAAATAAAATGCAACAAAAACAAGCTGAAGATGGTCAAAGACAACAACAGATGCAGCAACAAGCAGCTCAATTAGCGCAGCAAACAGAACAAATGAAGCAAGATAGAGAAGATGCACGTGCTCAATTAGAAGCAGATACTAAGATTAGAGTGGCAGAGATTAATGCTGAAGCTAGGTTAGCTGATCAAGATGATAATAATGATGGTTATATTGATATACAAAATCGAGATAATGATGTTAAATTAGAATCAGATAAAGAAAAAATAAATTTACAACGAGAAAAACAACAAGCAGAACTTGGATTGAAACAGCAAGAAATGGAAGAAAAGAAAAGAGCTAACCAAGCTAATGAGCAAATAAAAAGAACTGCTGCAAATAAGAAACCTAATGCCGGAGGATCCAAATAAAAAGATAAATCTAAATTTACCTCAATTTAAATCTAAGAAAAATAGTAGATTATTTTTTATGGGTGAGCGTGGGAATAGACATGGAGGAATACATGAGGAAACTTTTATGGGTGCAAGATGGACAACAGATCTTCCTATATCTGATCGTGTATCTTTTTCTCCAACTGTAACAGCAGGAAAGGTTAATGTGGACATACCTCCTATTCGTCATGCTCATGTTCCTGGTGAAATTAATAAATTTAGATTTCCTATTTTAGGTGGGGGTATAAAAATAAAATTAGGTAAAAAATATGGAGGTGATAATATAAGTTCTAATAAAGCTGCTAAAATTTTAGATCATGGTTATATTAGAAATAAACCTCTAACATTTAAACAAAGGGCTTTCTTTGGTTCTAAGCTTAATCGTGCATATGGAGGATTAATTAAAAAATATGAAAATGGTGGAGACATAAATACTCAAATTCCTTTAAATATTCAACCACAAGATAAACTAATAAAACCTAAAGATATTAAAATGAGAGGTAGTAGTAAATATACTATTGATTCAGATTATTATTATAGGAATAGAAAAAATGCAAAAATTATTAAACCTGTTCAAAATTTTTTAATACAACAAGGTTTTTTATCAGAAGGTGATAATGATGGATTTTGGGGAACTCAAACAGAAGGAGCTTTACAGGATTATATTACAGATCAACATATATCTAATTTTGAATGGGGAGAAAATTTTACTCCTTCTTCTGACTTTCTTAGAAAGAAAGTATTTACTGAAAGTGGGGGATATTCTGATGTAAAATCTTCAGCGGGGGCTTTAGGATTAATGCAATTTATGCCAAAGAATGTTAAAGAATTTCAAAAAGATGGAAGATATTTTGATGAAGTTAGAACAGGATGGTCTGCTTCAAATAATGCGGATGCTATTTTAGGCTCTCAATTATATATAAGAGATTTAGCAGAAAATTATGGAATCATAACTCCAAATATGAATCAAAAAACAAAAGAAGCATTTTTAAATATAGCTTATAATTGGAGTCCTGATGGTGCTATGTATTTAAGAGATCATCTTAAAACATTAACATATCCATCTGGAGAGAAAAAAGGACAGAAAGTTGATATTAATGATGTTAATTATTGGTTACCATATATAGAAAAAAATAGAGGTTTTGAAGGGGGATGGAGATATTTAAAAGATAAAGCAGGTGAACCTATATATAAAAAACATTGGTGGACAGCTGAAGAAATAAAAGCAGAAAAAAATCCGGAAAAGAAGAAAAAGATGAGAGGAGGATGGAAATGGACTAAACAATATGAGTTGGATGATAAAGGAGAAAAAATTCCTGCTTCATGGTATGTACCCACAGAGACTACAAATTATGCTAGAATATCTCATGGTATGGCAGATCCAAGTAATGAGAAAGTTACAAAAAAATTATCTGATTTAAAAGATTGGAATTATGAATTAAGCGACTTAATAAGAAATCCTATATATAAGAAAGAATGGGGAGGATATAGTCAAAGCCATCTTTCAAGACTTTTAGAACAAGGAGGTGATCCAGGTAAAACTGAACCGCCAGAAAATTCATATCCTGAATTAACTGGTAAAAATTTAGAAAGTTTTAATGAGATAACAAAATGGGAACCTGATGAGGTGAAAGATATATTATATAAAACTTGGCTAAATACAGGAAAACCTAAGTTATCGACTGAAGGGTTGTTTGGGATGTTCCCGGGTAGTTATAATGTATACACGAATAAGATTAGAGCTGCTGATACTGAAACTCTTGTAGAAGAATTAAAACATGCATATCAATTTAGAGGAGATAAAAGAACAGGTGATCAAGACAATTCACTTAAAAGTAAAATAAAATCTAAGCTATTTCATCACGGTCGAGGACCTTTTCAACTTGTAGGCACATTACTGGGAGCACCTTATCAACTAAGTAGAGTTCTGGGTTTAAACAAGAACTTCAGAAAAAATCTTTATAATCCTTATAAAAAAACGGAAGGAGTAGAAGGGATTCATGATCAATTCGGTGCTTATGGTCATGCGTGGGGACACGGATTAGAAAGTAATGTAAATAGAGCAAGAAATAAAGCTATATATCGTGAAATTAAAGAAGCTCAAGAAAACGAAGATTGGGAGAAAGAACTTAACTTAAAAACCAGACTTTATTCACTATCAAATCCCATAGATTCTGCTTCGTTTCGCTTAAATAGTACCCCTAACCTTCAGGAACGGACTGATAATTCTCATCTTAACCCCAGAAAAAATTGGTTAGAGGTGGATAATTTTACTACATGGGATCCTGAAAATAAAGAACCGTTGGGAATAGCAAAAGAGATGTTTGAAGATTCATATGAAAATAAATTATATAATTTTTTATATAATAGAAATACAATAGATGATCTTAATCTATATCAAGATTCAAAATATTGGGAATAATAAAATTATATAAACCGCTATAATAAATCATAAAAAAGATTGAAAAAGCATTAAAAAAAGTTGTTAATGAAGAATAAAATAATATTTTTGTAAATTGTAAATAAATTAATTGATTATGAGTGAACAAACTACTAATCCTTTTGAAGGATTTAAAACATTAGGAGGGGAAACAATAAAACCTGATAGTGTAGAAATTAAAGATGTGCCAAATACTGATGATGCTTTGGCAAAAGATACAGGAATTGTTGATAAAACAGAAGAACCTGTAGAAGAAGTAAAAGAAGAAAAAAAGAAAGAAGTAAAAGAAGAAGATAAAATAGATTTAACTCCTGAGTTAAATATTGAATATAAAGCGCCAATAGAAGAGGATAATGAAGAAGAAGAAGAAATTCAAAATGATATAGAAGCGGGTATAACATCTGATGATACTGAGAATGAAGAGGTTTCACAGATAGGTGTTTTAGCTAAATATTTAAAAGAAGAAGGAGTTGTAGATTACGATGATGAATCTTTTGAAGATAATGAAGAAGGTCTCGTTAAAGTAATTGAAAATGAAATTAAAAAGGGTATAGATAAATATAAAGAAGATCTAGATCCTACAGCTAAACAGTTTATAGATTTTGTAGAAAACGGTGGAGATCCACAACATTTTACAAAAGCGTATTCAGAGGTAGATTTTAGTAAAATAGATTCTAATAAAATAAAAGGTAAATCTGAAGTACAAAAACAAATAGTTGCTGAATTAATGAAACAAGAAGGATATTCTCCTGAAGAAATTCGAGAAGAGATCCAGGATTTAGTAGACGGTAATGTATTGCAAAGAAAAGCTAATAGATCGTTATCTAAATTACAAGTAATTCAGAATAAAAAAAGAGCTGAACTATTGAAAAGTCAAGAAGAACAAGCTCAAAAAAGAAAAGAAGAACAAGCTACCTTTTTAAGTAGCTTAAAAGAAGATATAGAGGGTCGAGAAGAGATTGCCGGATTCTCTATCAATAAAAAGCAGAAAAAAGCTTTTTATGACTATATAACTAAAGCAGATCGGAAAACTGGTAAAACACAATTAGTGTTAGATTCTGAAAAGGATAAAGATGCTCAGTTAAAGATGGCTTGGTTATATTTTAATAACTTTGATTTTTCAAAGGTAGAAAAGAAAGCTAAAACAAAAGCAGTATCAACTTTAAGATCTCATTTGGAGCGTGCTTCTAATGTGTCCACGAAAAAACTGAAAAGTAAAGCAAGGACTAAAGTGACTGGAGATGATATTGATTTTAGTTTATTTTCTAAGGCAATTAGTTAATAATAATAATAATATTTAAAATTTTAAGTGAATGGCTATAAATGGATTGCAACTATATAGAACTAAGTGGCATTCTGGTTTAACTCAACAAAATCACTTATCATCTGCGTATTTAACAGAACCAGAAGTTATGAGTACATTAGTGACTCGTATCTTTGGGATGCAGGGTTCAAACCCTATCCAATACTTGACATCAGGTATGGGACGTTCTAAGGAAATTGGTAATAGAGAATATGATTGGCATTTACAGGGTGATGATGAAAAAGCTGTTGCAGTTACCGGTAACTTAGGAGACGGAGGCGTACAGCCTGGTCTAAATAGAACAACTTTTCGTGTTAAATTTAAGGAAAAGTGGTTCGCAAATCAAGAAGTTCTTGTCGCAGATGACAGATCTTACAGAGTAAGAGTAATGGAAGATCCCTATTTTGATGGAGGGGATTGGATATATACGTTAAAATTAACAAGTCCAGATCCGGCAAAATTTATGGATCCTGATTTAATTTCAGCGGGAAGACAATTTTCTAAAGAATATACTACAGTACCTGAGTTCTCTACTGGAGGTAACACTACTTTTAGTGCTCCTTTCAAAATGAGAAATCATTTAAGTACATTGAGAAAATCATATACAGTAACAAGAAGTGCTGCAACTGATGCACTTGTTATCCAACTTGCTGATCCAGCAAATCCGGGTAAAAAGTCAACTGTATGGACTCGATATGCTGAGTGGGAAGCAATGGCACAGTGGTATAGAGAGATCGAAAGATCTTATTGGTATTCAACATTTTCATCTGATGCTAATGGTGTCACTGATATGTTGGGTAATAATGGACTTCCAGTTTATGAAGGTGCTGGTATTAGAGAGCAAATTGCTCCATCTAATATTAGAAATTATACTGAATTAACTGAGAATATTATCCGTGATTTCTTAATTGATCTATCATATAATGTAGCTCCTGAATCATCTAGAGATTTTGTTGCATTTACTGGTGAATATGGATTTGCTGAGTTTGACAAAGCTATGAAAACAGCTGCGTCTAATTGGACTCTAGTAGATTCTAAATTTGTAACTGGTAGTGGACAAAACCTTGCATTAGGTGGACAGTTTAAAACATATATGGGATTAAATGGTACTAAGATTACTCTTAAACATTTACCTTTATATGATAATACTGTTATAAACAGACAGTTACATGCTGATACAGGTAGACCAATAGAATCGTACAGATTTACTTTCTTAGACTTTGGTATGGCAGGTGGAGAATCAAACATCCAATCTGTTCATAAAAAAGATTCTAAGGACATGATGTGGCATACAGCGGGTTCTGTTGATCCATTTGGTAACACAGCTAAATCAGTAAACACTATGCGATCTGATAATCTTGATGGTTATTCAGTACATATGTTAACTGAATGTGGTATCATGATCAAAAACCCAATGGCATGTGGTGAGTTAATTTGTACTAATGTAGCGGCTAACTAATTAGTAATAATTTAATAAATTTTGTAACATGACAGAAGGAACTGTGATTGTGAAAGCTCTAAAAGCACATAGTTGGTCAGGTTTTCATAGGTTTCCGAAGTGTAAAGATACGGTCATAGCTCAGTACGGACGTGCGGGCTATGCTACCGGTCTTTCATCAGAGGAAGAAGCTAAACTTGAAAAACTATTACATTTAGAGTCTGGAACATTAAACCGCTTTTCAGATTATTGGCAGAATTATACTGTTATTTTAACTGATAAAGATAAAGTATTAAAACTAGAGCGTCCAAAAGATTTTCTAGACTATAAGATTTTATCTTCCAGTGAAAAAGTAGCTAATTCTGTAAATAATTTAGCGGATTGGCCCAAAGCAACATATGTATTATATGATGCGGAGGAAGATGCCAAAAAAGATAATTTAAAGGTTAAAGAAAAAAGAAAGGCTTATAAAATATTCAACGGAATGACAATTAGCGAAATGAGAGATGTATTAAAAGTAATGGGTAAAAAAGCAGATAATGCTTCAGAGACATTAATAGAAAATACATTGAATGATATTGTTGATAGTTCTCCATCTGAATTTATTGAAACTATAAACGTTTCTGATTTCAAAACCAGGGTTTTTATAAATGATTTAGTTGCTATAAATGCACTAAGAATTAGAGGTGGGCATTATATGCTCGGTGATACTGCTTTAGGACATGATTTAGAAACAACTATTTTATTCTTAAAAGAACCTAAAAATCAGGATATTGTATTATCTTTGAAAGCTAAGTTACAAGGTAAAACTTATAATAAAGAAGTACCTAAAAAAGTATCTTCTAAAAAAGTTAAATCTTAATGACAGTAGCTGAAATGCACATACAATTCAAAGTGGGGTTAGATAAGACTGATAGTCTTAACTACCCTAACTTTGAACCTGAAGAAATTGATCTTTGGCTTAATAGAGCCCAGGATAAATTTGTTAAAACTCGCTATTCTCATGATCCCAAAAGAGAAAGTTTTGAGGAAACTCAAAAACGAACTGATGATCTTCGTGAGGTTTTAGTAGAGACAACTATTTTTCCTTCAGCAGTACAGCAACCTGTAAAACCAAATGGTGTATTATTTGATTTACCTAATGGTAATAATGATTTACCGGTTTATTGGTTTGCTATTAATGAAGAATGTGGAATTCATTATCCGAATTGCACAAACGATTTAGTAACTGAAAGAAAAAGAGTTAAACCTATTCAGCATGATGATTATAATAAAATCATATCTGATCCATTCAATAAACCTTATAAAGGTAAAATTGTCCGGTTGATGCATGGTGATAAGGTTGAATTAATTTCCGATGGTACATTTATCATCGCAAGTTATATTTTGAGATATATAAAACAACCAGAAGCTATAGATCTAGCTAACAATAATGATTGCGAACTTGCATCTCATACACATACAGAGATTGTAGATACTGCAGTTACTATGGCGCTTGAGAATATTGCAAGTCCTAGATACCAAAGTCATATGGTTGAGAGTATATCTCGTGAGTAAATTAATGTTTAATATTTAAAAGAATTTATAATGAGACACGAGAATTATAAAATTATGATCGGTAAAAATGGTACTGGTCGTACAGGTGGCGTAACTCCTGCTAATTTAGCAGATGGAGAAATAGCTGCATTTAAACCAGATATGACAGCGTTATTACCTGGTGAAACTATTTCCGATGCGGAATATATATATCTTGCACAGGGAACTGCAACACTAGGACAACCTAGATTTTCTGCTAAAATCCAAGGTGCAAACGTTAAAAAATGGTCAGGACAGGATTATTCGGTTGCAGTAGAACAAAGAACTCACGTAGGTAATGTGGGTGCTGCTGCTTTAGCAATTAATGTACAACCTAGTATTGAATATGTTATGTCTATTATTTTTACATTTGATAAAGTAGAAGGTTCAGAGAGACAATTAGTTAGACGATTCCACCACACAACTGCAGCTGCAGGTGCAACACAGCAAACTATTGCTGATGCATTTACAGCATTAATTGATGCAGATGCTAAAGCTAAAACTTTAGTTGATGCTTCAACAGTAAATAATGGTGCGAATTATGGTGTACGAATTGAATCACGAGCACAAACTTATAATGTAATTGATGGTTATGAACAAGTAACATTTAAAGTTGTATTAGAGGGTGGTTTTGTATTTAATGGAACTACACCTGTTTCTTATACTGTAGATCCTACATATGGAATAGGTACTTATGCACATGTATCAGATCTTGAAAGAGCTGCACTAGGATACGATGGGGTGAATAACTTAATGAAATTCCCTGTACCATCTTATCCAGTATATGCTGTATCAACTGGTACATATGATATGTATTCTATAGTACATGATGATGTTCACGCATCGGCTAATCTTAATAAAGATATAGCTAGCCCAGAAATGACTTTGATTGCGATCAATGTTCAGGGGGGTGCTCCAGGACAACAAGCGGCTTTACAAAATGAATTAAACCCATGGTTTAACTCATGTCCGGGTAGCTTTCCAGCAGTGGCACTTTAATTAATTGTTTAATTTTAAAAATATAATATAATGGCAAATCCAACAATGGCCTCACAAGGCTCAAATAGAGAAGTTCATTGCGCAACAGCAAAATTTACATGGAATGCAACCGGAGCATCTACTTATACTAGCGGAGTTATGGTTCCAAGTGGAGCACAAATTCTTTCCGTAGGGGTAAGAGCAGGTGCTACAGGAGAAGCAGTTCCAGGTACCGGTACTAGTATTACAGTAAAAGTAGGAGGTGTAGCAGTAAGTGCTGCTATAGATCGTAATAGTAACTATGATGCAGTAGGAGATTCTTATACTGCAGCAGCAATATTCTATACCGATGCAGGTTTAGATAATGGCGCTATAGGTGTAACTACTGTAGGAACACACGATGCGGGTAATACTTATGTAACTGTTTGTTATGTAGTGTAATAAACTTTCAATCTGTGAGATAGGGGGAGAAATCCCCCTATACTCATATAAAATATAATAAAGTAATGGCAGCAGTAACTTTACCTAAAATAGATTTTACAGCTTCAGAAACATGTGATTCAAAAGGTATAAAAATAACAGAAACAACAGGTACTTATAACAGTCCTGCAAATACTGGGGGTTGGGGAAATCCTAATGCTGATTTAGCTAACGTACAAGATGCTGAATTAATAATAACAACACCTAGCGGAACAGTTTATACTATAACATATGCACAAATGAATGGTCTTTTACCAAGTATGGTAGAAGGTTCTTTTATAGTACATATGGGATTATTAGGGGGTACACAGGGAGCAACAATGACTCAAGGATTATACTCTATTAAATATAGAGTATTAATAGAATATAATAATGCACCTCCTCAATCAACTTGGGTGACAGTTCAAAAATATGTTTTTTTACATAATACTATAAAATGTTGTGTACATAAAATGTTAGCAACATTAGATATGTGTGATACCTGTCCATGTGATTCAGAAAAACAAAAAGCTTTAGAAGCATATACGTTATATAAAGCGTTACTTTATGCAAATCAATGTGGTAATGTAGATTCAGCAACGAAAATACATGATCAAGTAACTAAACTATGTACTTATGTGGACGGACCATGTAATACATGTTCTTAATAAGAGTTTTTAAATGGCGTGTCAAAATTGTGAAAATGGATGTATAAATCCAAATTTATGTTCATGTGATTGTCAATCATGTGCGACTGCAGGTGCTTGTGATATTCCTGCAGGTGCTCCTGGTGCGCAAGGTCCACAAGGTCCGCAAGGTACTCCAGGACAACCCGGTTTAAACGGTGTAGATGGTATAGATGGTCTAAATGGATGTACAATAACTAATGTTTATCAATCAGATGGAAATGAACCTCCAGGTATCCCAGCTGGACATCTTATAGTAGAAACTGGAAATACAGGAGAACCCTGTGAGCAGGTATTTGATGCAGGTCCAATTTCAGGAGGAGGAGCAGGTGATGGCGCAATGCCACCCGGTGTTATTGTTATGTGGTCTGGCGCTTTAAATGCTATACCTGATGGTTGGTTAATATGCGATGGCACTAATGGTACTCCCGATTTACAAGGTAGATTTGTAGTAGGTCGAGATCCAACAGTAGGTTCTCCATATACATCGGTAGGAAATATTGGGGGAGCTGCTACTGTTTCTTTAATGCAAGGTAATATACCAGCACATACTCATAGTTTAGCAAATGTAAATGTAGTAATGGATCAAGGTGGAGGTCATTATCATTCATGGAGAGGTTATCATGAAGATAATGGAAATGGTAGTGGAGAACAACATAGATCTAGAAATTGGTATAATACAGATCCTTTAGAACCTATTACTATTCAACCTATAGCACCTACTGATTTTCTTGATCCTGATTATGGTGCTCATACACATACAGCTTCATTAAATCCAACTGTTACTATGGATGGAACTCCTCAATTAACATTAGGAGCAGGAAATCCTTTTAGTATAACCCCCACCTATTACACTATAGCATATATCATGAAACAATAATGGCAGATAAAAAACTGAATATATACGATTTAAGACATAGGTTAAACAAACTAAAATGTTGTTTTTCTGAAAAAGCAGCTGATTATGCTATGAAGCAAAAGTTTGGTAAAGTTTGTAAAGAGGAAAAATGTAATTTACAACTTTTAGGTGCTTATATAGAAATGATTGAATGTATGCATCCAGTCGGTTGTAATTGTTATACTGAATGGGTACAAGGAGGTTCTTTAATTTGGAATGAAAATACATCTTATATTAAAGATCAAATTGTAAAAGTTTATCCAAGAGCATCTGCAGTAGGAAGTCCTAGTGAATTTTTACTTATGAGGTGGACAAATGCTTTACCTAGTTTTTCTTTTGTTGCTGATGCAGCGGGAGAAGGAGGATCTATATGTTGGGAAGATGGTAATTTAGTTCAAACTGGATATATTTCACCTTGTTATGATTTGATAAATATACATGGTTGGAGTGTGTGTGGAAATGTTAAAGTAGCATGGCAAGCTCAAGGAAGTTATGTATGGAATCCTAATATGACATATCAATATGGAGATATTGTTAAATTCCAAGGAGGTGGTAATGGGCTTAATCAAACTGGCCAAAATCAGTTTTATATAAGTAGAATAAAAAATAATTTTGCTAATGCAGCCAATCTAGGATTCCATGAATCTACAGATTGGGTATTATTAGAATGTTTTGACTTAATAGTATAATTAAATGGCAGCGAAAGATAAATTTAAACAACTCGTATACGGTAAGAATATAAGACAGGATAATAGAACTTATCCTCCTACTATATCAACTGTTAATACAGCATTTGATCCTCAAGCTGGATGTGCATCAATTTCTGCAGATGCGGCTTATAATCCAGGAACTGCTTATGCAGCGGGTGATGTTTTATTTTATACTGATGGTGCTACAGTTTATAATTCTGCTAATGCAGTTATGGGTGGAGGTACTGTTGGAGGATTAGGCGGAGATGGAAAAAATGCTCAAAGTACTTTTATTGTTAAAAGTCCTACTACTCATTATTGGTGGATTTTCTCTCATGATGTAGCTAATAATAAAGTATGGGTTGCTACAGTTAAAATGGATGATAATGGGGGATTAGGATCTGTATCTCAAAAAGCAACTTCTCAAACATTCGCAGGTTCTGCAACTGATAGGATGGCTCCATATTATGATGGAACTGCAAGTCAGTATGGTTTTATTATACATTTAACAGGTAGTGATCGTTGGGTATCTTATAGAGTAAATGGATTATCCGGTCAGAATCCTACATTTGCTGCTGCAGTAACTACTTCTATAGGTACATCTTATAATAATAATGATGCAGCTAATCATGCAACTGTTAAATTCAATAAAGATAATACAAAATTTGCAACAGTTTATCAAGCAAATATAGGTACTGCAGGTTCACCTGTTACTGGAGCTGTTGTTGAGGTATTTGATTTTAATACAAGTACACAAGTACCATCTAATTTTGGTCAATTTATTCTTCCTATTAATGATGCTGGTGCGATAGCTATCGGAGGAGGTGCTCAAAGACTTAAAGGATATGATTTAGAATGGGATTTTGATACTGCAAGTCCAACTTTATATGCACCTGTTTATGATCCCATAAATGGAATGGGTATTAGATATTATGTATTAAATGCTTCTAATGTTCCTTCTAGTAGTGGAGATGTAGCTAAGTCTTTCCAAAGTACTGGAACATGGGGAGATAGAACTATTTGGTCTTTATTTAGAGATCCATATGACGATAAAATTTATGTAGCAACTCCAAATAAAATTGGTAGTACAGGAGGATATAGTGCAAATTATAATGATACTTATGGTATAACACAGGTTTCTGCTATAACAAATTCAAGTAGTCCTGCTGGTACTGCAGAGTTTGTAGATTCAGTAGTAACTACAGGTACTAAATTAGTTAGAAAAGGTTTAGGTACAAGAGCAATAAGAGATGAAGCATCTGCATCATCTGGTAAATATAATTTAACTCCATGTGATACATTTAAAGAATATGTATTAGATTCAGATGGATTTATTTGGAGTATAGACGGAGCACTTGATGCTACGAAAATTGCTGATGTAAGTAGTATTACAAATAGAAAAAATATAGCGGTTCAAAAGGAAACTGGATTTATATATTTATTAGCGGGTACAGGAGCTACTCAAGCTATCTATAAAGTAGACCCTATTTCAGGATCTGTAGCTTCAGGAGTAGCAATTTCTGGAGCAGGTATTACAGGTTTTAATAGTATTTGTAGTAAAGATGGAGATGCTCTTAAATTATATGCAGTTATAGAAATAGCTGGTCCGCATTATAATTATGCAGAAATAGTAATTGCTACAGGAGTAGCTACTAAAACTGCAGGTAATACATCTCATGTTGCAGTAGATACTGCATATATAGGTACTACATTATATATGGCATCTGGAGATGATCTATATAAAAATACAGGACCTGGTACATGGGCTACAGTAGGAGCTAATGGTCTAAGTACAAACTATGAAGGTTTAGCTACAGATGATACAACTTTATATGGTTATATAGCTGGAAAGAGATATACTATTAATACAACTAGTGGAGCAGCAACATTAGGAAAAAGTATAACAACAAATGGTGGAACAGCTACTTGGAATTATACAATTACAGGTGCTGGCCAAATTAATTATGCAGGAACTCTTAATCCTCTTATTACTTCTGATGGTACTATTCCTCCATTTGTAGGAGATATAATTAGAGTTGAAAACTTTGCAGGATGTTGGACTGTTAGTACAGCTTCTTCAGGAACTGCTCAAGTAGTTGGGAATGTTTTACAAAGTTATTCAGATTGTGATTCTTGTACTTTAGTTGATAGTAATTTAGAGTGTAAATTACTTGTTGATTGTTGTACAACAGGGGCCGGAATACCTCAAAAAGTAGTTGGAACTACAGATGATTCTACAATAGTAGTTGGTAATGTATATGAAATTACAGGTAATGCTACAACTTCAGATCAATTAAATAGATGTGTTAAAGCTGTTTCTCCTGATTCTGATTTATATGTTACTTTTTATAATGGAGAAGTAGGTAGTATAGATTTAACTACCGGTATTATTACACAGAATACAGGTCTTCCAAATACTATGGGTATTACTTTTGATAGTAATGGAAATGGTTTAACATTACAAGAAGATGGAAAAATTAGTTTAGTTAAACCTTCTGGTTTTGCTAATGCTATAGAAGTTAATGCTAGTGCAGTTTCCATGAATAAAGCTATTACTGTAGCGGATGATGGTACTATATATGCAGCAGGAGATGTTTCTGGTGTAACAAAATTACAAAGTATAACTTATGATAATAATGCTGATACCATAACTTTTGGTTCTACATTAGTTAATGCTAGTGTTCTTCTTACAGGAGATATGGCTGTAGGTCCTGATACATTATTATATTGTACAGGAGATGCGGCTCCTTCTGGTGCATTAGATCCAAATGATCTATTTACTTTAGATACAACTTCAGCTACTAATACTACTATTGCAAGTTTAACTACTACATTAAGTTTAACAACTCATCAAATAGTTAAAGGTATATCTTTTGTTAAAGATGTATGTAAAGTATTAGTTTGGGATTCTGCGTCTAATGGTTTAACATTATTTGATGTTAATCATCTTAGTGGAGTTTTAATAAGTAGTTTATCTTTACAACATCCAGATGGTAGTTCTGCTTTTGAAATTCCTCCTACAAGTATAGCTTATAATAATCCTTGTAAATACCATACTGAAAGTTCATTTAAAGTAACTTCTTATGGAAATTGTTCTGATTGTGCTGCATCTGATACATCAAAAAAATGTAAATATAAATTAATTAACTGTAAAAACGGTTTAGTTAAATATACTGAAGTAGATTTATCAGCAGATGTTGGTAAAATAATCTCTTTAAATGAAGTAGGATTATATAAATGTTATACTGTAGAACATACATATTCTGATTCTGTTACAGCTGATGTAACTAAATTAGCAGGTTATACAGATTGTACTGATTGTGAAAATAGTGAAAATTCTATTTTTAGATTATTGAAATGTACTGATGAAACTTCAGATCCAAAATATACAACTGAAGATTTAACTCCAGGTATATCTGGATATGTTGGTAAAGTAGCTATTCTAGAAGGAGAATATTATGGAAGAATAGTAGATAGTTTAGGAACTTCTGCTCATTCATTATTAACTACTGCAGTAACTATTGTTAATCATACTTCAAAATGTAGTGATGCTAATTTCTATACTCGAATAACTGCATGCAATGATTCAACAAGAATTATTGATATTGACTATACCTTAAGTCCAAGTATTCATTCTTATATAGGTACTTCTAAAGGTTTAGCTATAAATAATCTAGGAAATAAAGAAGATGAAGTTTGTTGGACAGCAGCTTCTTGGATTGAAGGTCCAACTCCTTATGTATATCAAAATATTACTGTAACTGCTTTTGCTGATGATTGTGATACTTGTGTTCAAACTGCATTAGCACCACCACCATCACAGATTGCTTTATCATCTTGTTGTAATACACCATCTGGTGATTATGCTCCTGATTTTTATTTTGCAGTTACTGCTGGAGTTGATATAAATTTAGATGATGATGGATTAATTGTTGAAGCAGATATTACAGATCCAACTACTGGTATACTTTATAATGGATGTTGGAATGTAGACGAATTACCTGGATTGATGGATCCTTCTTTTTTAACTGATTGGGATTATATTAATGTATTAGCTTCTACTGTTGTAGGGGGAAGTCCAGGAACTAGTTGTCATGGATGTACATATTGGTGTACAGCTACAGCAGGATGTGAAGTATTAGCTTGTGTTTCATCTGCACAGGATTATTTTGTAGAGTGTGGAGGATTTAGTCAGGCCGAACAAGGTGCTGGTGTATTAGCATTTGATGAAGATCCTCTTAGAGAATGTTTTAGATTATGTAATAATAAATTTAATGGTGTACACGGAATAAACTGGTATTGGGGTAATGGAGCAGGATTGAAGTGGGAATTATTAGGTACTCCTTATGCTACATTTGATGGAAATAGTCAAATGGGTATGGGGATTATAGGAATGCCAGGTGATTATGGATATACTAGATTTGGAAGTGCTGTACACTGTGTAGCTGAAAATATCACTATAGGAACTAAAGATTATGTTAAGGGAGATATTTTATTTTATACCGACGGTCATCATGTGTTTAATTCTAATCATGTATTCATGGACAATGGTACAAATTTGGCTGGAGGAGATATGGTGAGTCCAATTTCAGATATTAATTCTGCTTATGATAATTATAGAATGGCTACACAACAGGCTATTATTGTACCAGACCCTCAAGGAGGATTTATAGGTAATAGTACAAAGACTCATGCTTGGTATTATATATTTTACCAATCAACAGGAGATGGACCTTTTTATTCGGCAAAAGTATTAATGGATACTTTTAATGGATTAGGACTTGTAGCTCCTGATACTATTGACTATAAAATACATGATAATTCTACAGAAAGATTATGTGTAAGTACTGGAAGAACTGATGATGCAGAAGAGGTTTATTGGGTAATAGAAGTACAACCATGGTATGATATTCCAAATCCAGATTTTGGAACACCATTAGCAGAACCTAATGCAACTATACGTGTTCATAAAGTTAGTGCTATTGGATTTGAAGTAGATTATACAATATTTGAATTAGATCAAAATAATATTCAGGGGAAATTAGATAATTTCCAACAAATGTCTGTATGTGCAAGAATAAAAATGTCACCAGATAATAAATGGATTGTTCTAACAGGTTGGCAAGGAGGAGCGAATTGGACTCAATTATTAAGATTTGATGAAACTACTGGAGAGATAGGTCCTACTTATGGAGAAATCTGGACAGATGCTCCAAATTTAGGGTGTGTTCCTGTTACTACAGGTTGTAATACTAATATTGCGACTAGTTTTATTCCAACAATGACTGCTGTTGAATTTGATGCAGGAAGTAATTATTTATATATGATAAGGAGCGGATCAATCTATCCGCCAGAAGTTCCATCGGGAAGTTGTGAAGGTCAAAATACAATGCAACCTGCTTTATTAAGAAGATCTCTTGATGGTGTAACTGGAGAAATAGGAGAAATAGAAATAGTAGAAAATAATATACAGTTTTTACCAGGAATCAATAATATTCCTGCTATGGATACTGAAGGACAAGGAGAGGGTTGTGCAAATCATGCAGCTATTCCAGTAGATATGGTTATAGGACCTGATTGGAATTTATATTATGGTATGTTTAAAGGTAAATTAACTGGAAGTCAGAATACAGGTTTAAGTTCTTGGAAACAAGGAAGTTTTATAGGACAGGATTTTAATGATGGCGAATTTAGTACATATGATAAATATATAGGTAGAGTTGTTAATCCTCATAATGACTATCCAATAGTTCTAAGTCCTAATGAAGATCAGTGGGATCAAACTTATGTAAGTTTGGAAAATCGAAGAATGGCAACAGGATTCCCAGTATACTTAAAGAAAAAATGTGCTCTACCTAGTGAAGATGATACTGTGTATGATGTGGGTGTAGCAGCTACATATGAAGCATGTGATGAAAGTACTGATTGTGGAATAGTTATACCTCCTATACCTGCATATCAATTAACTGAGTGTGGATGTTCAGGAGCAGATGGTATTGGTTGTGGGGGAGCTATTACAGATCCGTGCTATACTTGTGATAAGGATTATGATGGCATTCAACAAACTACTGGATTAGAAGCGCCTACTTCTAATATTGTAGCTAATCCTACTGTTGGAAATGCTAAATGGAGTACTTTAGAAACTGGTACTAATTCTAGACATTGGACAGTCATTAGAGAAGCAGTAGAATTATTAGCTACTGGAGTTGATCAAACTGTAACACTGAGTTATAGTTATTGTAAAGGTGGAACTAGTTTTCATGGAGGACAGGTTTTACAAACTTTTGAACAAGGTCCTGCAACATCTAGAACAACTGGAATAAGCAATTATACTGGTGTTGCATTTGATTATGTATATGCAATAACTGAAATACAATTTAAAGCAGAAATTGCCTATTGCTTTCAAATAATGAAGGAATTATTTGAATCAGTATTTAACAAATCTTGTGGATATGGTGCTAATTTATGTTTAAATTTTGTACCTGCAAATGCACCAGGTTTAGCTCCTGGATCTGCTGCTTTAGGAAATGAAGTTTGGGATGGGGTTACTGGAACTGGAATTGTGAATGAAGATGAACTATTAAATAATCCAGTAGGAAGCCCTCAAGGAACTCCATTCGATGATTCTGCAGGAACTTCAGGAATATCAAATATCGGTGATATTAGAATAGGTATGTCAGCTAATTCACCTTCGCCCGCAGGTGCACTAGGTCGTGGAGGATCTCCTTCTCCTAATTCTGTACCTGGGTTATCAAGAGATACTGGTTGTTATTTCGGTAACTGTAATACACAAAATCCAGCACGTATGTATTCATTGATATGGTTAGAGGGTAATACTGAGTGGAGAATGAGAACTCAGCCTTATGATGAAACTATAGGAAATCTTATAAATAATTCTGGTGAGTCTAAAAATTATGAAATAGTAAGAATTATGGCCCATGAAATATTTCATGCTTTAGGAATGGGACATTGTTGGAGAACTTTTAGGACTCAAGGAGTTGTAGATGGATTTAATTGTGCCAATGTAATAAATAGTCCTTGTACATCTCCTGGTATACAAGGTAATGGTGCATGTGCAGGTTGGTGGGCATATTATTGCGGGGTATTAGAAACTAATTCTATAATGGCAGCAACAGTAGGTTCAGATATGGAATGGAATGATTTCTTTGGAACACCTTCCTGTAATCTAGCAGGAGGAGATAGTGGATTGATAGATCGAACTTCTGTATGTGCTCTTTATGGTTATACTTATGGAAATAGTCCATATAGTGAAGCAGGAACAACTTATAATCAAATAACAAATTCTGTTATAGCCCAAGCTCAAGGAGCATCTACTACGGGATTAGCAGATGAAGATAATGATGTATGGCAATGTCCTGCATGTGAAGGTGGATTATTTTATACAACTGCTGCAGAGTTTGAACCATTTGTTGGTGGAACAATTTTATGGAATCCTGGTGATGGATTAGGAGAAAGATGTTTTGAAGTAAGCGCTATAGATGGTATACCTGAAGGTGAAACAGATACAACTATAACAGGATATGAGGGTCCTTATGAGGACTGTGATGAATGTCTGTTAACTCAGTTGTCTCCACCTTGTTGGCAATTATCTTTATGTATGCAATGTGAAGCAAATGTAGATGGTTCGACTCCAATGAATATAATTACAACAACTGATATGAGTTCATATTGTGTCATTGGAGGAATACCAGGTGATGATGTGAATACTCCTGTAGTTGTATTAGAAGAATATCCAAATGCATGTTGGACAGTTGAATGTGCACTTTCGATAGACTTAGATGAGGCTCTATGTCAAACTGCTGCTCCAGTAACTGTAGAATCTTCACATGCAGATTGTCAAATTTGCTGCGATGGTGTAGGGGGACAATGTTTTAGTCTTCATAGTTGTACCACTGGAGAAACATTTATAACTTTTACTAATTTATTTATATATATAGGTCAGGTAGTTACTTTAACTCAATATGTTCCTGGAATGACACCGGGAGATTGTTTTACAGTAAGTTTATGCGGTCCTTGTGGTCCTGATTGTTTAGGTCTTGGAGCAGTTACAGTTAATGAAACATGGAATGATTGTAAATCATGTGTGACAGAGGGACAGCAAATATATGATTTATTTGATTGTGCAACATGTTTTGAAGAGGATTATTGGTCTTATCCAAATCCAATTCCAGCAGGATGTAATTATGTATTAGGTGTTGCTGAAACTGTAGCTATTAGTATTTTAAATGGTATGGGTGGATCTGCTTATTTTACTGGAGATCCTGCAGTAGAAGATTCTGAAGGAAACCCATTCTGCATGAAAGTATTTCCAAGTGAGATGAATTGGTCTCCTTATGCGGTTGATGTTACTCAATCTTGTATATGTAATCCTGATGAACCTACTCCAGTTATAGGCTGTATGGATTCAACAGCATTAAATTATAATCCAAATGCGAATACTCCATGTGATGGAACAAATGGAAATCCTGTTATTATACCATGTCAAGAAGATCAAACTATACAAACTAATCCATTAGGATGTTGTTGTATATATATAGATGATACAGAATATGAAGGATGTTGTGATCAAACAGCTGTAAATTATTGTCCAGGATGTAGTAATTGTTGTCCTGATAATAGCTGTTGTCAATATAATCCACCTCCCCCTTTAATTTCAGTACAATATGAAGAAGATTGTATAAACTGTTTAAGTTGGGATGAAATAGATGATGTATTCCAGAAAGCTGCTAAGATGTGTGATGTATGTTGGCCTCCACCAGGAATAACATATAAAGAATATTATTGTAATGAACCATTACCTGTGGTTCCTGATCCATTAGATCCTCCAATAATTGGATGTCTGGATCCTGTTGCATGGAATTATAATCCTGATGCAGAATTACCTTGTGACGGTTGTTGCGAATATGTAGATGGTTGTACAGATCAATCTGCATGTAATTATGATCCTGAAGCAACAGAGACTAATTTAGATGCTTGTATATATCCAAATGAATGTGGAAGTTGTATAGGTGATTTAAGCTGTTTAGAACCTGGATGTATGGACCCAACAGCTTGTAACTATGATCCAAATGCACAAGAAGATTGTGTAACTTGCTGTGAATATTCTACATGTGTAGGATGTTGTGATGAAAACGATCCTAATTATTGTCCAACGTGTACAGTTTGTAATTCTAATTATTGTGTAGCTGGAATATTTGATTGTTTATCTAATAGAGATATTTATGTATTTTATGATATGACTTCTATGGGATATGTTGGAGCCGGAACTACACAAGATGATAGACTATTATTTGTAAATGGTATAAAGGATACTATGGATGAAGTATATATGTGGTTAGTAAATGGAGGATATCTAGGAAATGTTTATCATTTACCAGTTCAACATGTGTCATGTGCTGTAAATGGGACTGGGATTTGTGGTGGTACGGCTCAAGATTATAGTACTTGGATACCAACTGCAACTGCATCAGCAAACTTTGAAAGATATTTAAGATGGTTTACATATCCAGCTCATGGAAATAAAGGAGCTAATAGTGGAGATTTACCAGATTCAGATAGAGTATCTTTTGTTACTTTATCTAAATGTAATCCAGGTGCACCAAATGCGGGACAACCAACAGATTATTGTTTTAATAATATAACATATAATACAGGTGTAGGAGGAACAACTGCTCCAATAATAAAACAGATTTCTGCTAAATATACTTGGGATGGAATAAGTGATTTTGAAAGCGGTCTTCCTCAACCTCAATTAGATCCAAATGGACATGGGGCTGCGGATGGTCCAGGTTGTGAAGGGCTGTATGATCCATATCATGAATTTGCTCCAGAAAAACCAGTTGATAATAGCCCAATTTGTATAGCATTTATAGATGAAAGTGGTCAACAAGGTGCAGCTGGAACTCCAGTTAGTAATACTGATGATACTATTAATATAGGCCAATATACATCACAAGAACTTATTTCTAGTGCACTAGCTGGTCAAGGAGATGGATGTCTGGTTACTGATTTAAATTATACTTTAGGGGCCGGAGCTGCTAATACTTTTCCATATACTGGAGATCATGGAATAGGTTTAGGGTGTCATTCAGATACTGCTTCCGATGCATCAGGATATTTAAATCCTGCTAATAATGTAACTCAAGAATACAAATGGGATTTCATGGATTTTGATAAATTCTGGTCATTAGGATATGATGATACTACATTTACTTTTAATACAGTAGGTAATGAAAATGGATACGCTCAAAATAATGCTAACTTCTTAATTATACCAGCAGCTGCACAATGGCAAGGTATGACAGATAGTAACCAACTTATTTTAATACATCATTTAAATCAAGCTATTGGTAGAGGAGTTCCAACTCTATCAGGTCATATTGAAGTAGCAAACTTTGTAGAGTGGCCAGTATATGTAGGTACAAGTAATAATACTAGACATAGTGCTAGATACATGACAGACCCTCTTATGGTTAATAAATATGCAGGTGGACAGCAGGGATTTGCAATACAATCTGAACCAAATAATATGTTAGGTAATTATAAATTTAATTATTCATTACCTAATGAAGTTACATCTCTTGGACAGGTAGGATCAGATGCAATGTTATTCCTTCTATTAGAAGGGCTATGTGCAAACTATATGGAGATGGGTGCAGTACAATAATAAAATATAGGTAATAATTTGAAATTATAAATATTTATCTATATATTTGGAAAATTAATAGAGTAATAATTTAATAAAACATAATTTAATGGCGACTTTAACACATCAATTAATAATATCTAGTACTACTACAAGCTCTGATGCTTTAAGTATTAGTACTTCAGATGTACTTACTGTTACTGAACCGTCTATAAATATTGCAAGAAAATCAATAGCTACTGGAGCTGCTCAAACAATTTTACCTGCTATTTCAGCTAAGTTTACATATATCTATTTAAAAGCTATATCAGGAACTGCTGCTTCAGATTGGGTACAAGTTAAAATTAACGGTCAGGTTATGGCTAAATTAAGAATTGGAGAATCTATGTGGTTACCAATTTATAATAATTATGCGGTAGAAGGAGAAGCTTACGGAAATGCAGTAATTGTAGAATACGGACAATGGTCAGTATAATAGAATGTTTAATAATAAAATAGAATAATAATGGCAAGTAATAAACCGGTAAAACTTATTTCTGCAAAAAAAGCTCTTGGAGCTGAAATGACGGGGAAATATGCTACAGTTAGTTCTGTAGATAGAATTATAAAAAATTTGCAGTTCTTCTATATTATTGGTACTACAGCTGATACAACAACTGATGGTACTGATTTAGAAGTAGGAGATATAGTTATTCAGATAGAAGATGCAGCAGCTACCTCTCATTATATGACAGTGGTAACTGCAGGAACTTTACCTGAAGCTTTTGTAGCAAATGATTTATATATAGTATTACGACCTGGTGCGTAATTTAATTTAATTTAATAATTTTAAAATTTTTAATATGGCTAAGAAAGAAACTAGCGCAATGAAAAAAACAGAATTGACTAATCGTGACTTATTAGCGGTCAGTCAGGGAATCGCTTACATAAATAGTAAAGAAACTAAAGTATGGCATGCTTTATCAAAGAATATGGATAGTATTTCTGCTATCGTAACAGAGGTAAATACACGTCATAAAGCAATAACTGAAGAGTTAGCAAAAAAAGATGATAAAGGAATAGCTATTAGAAATCCTCAAGGTCAAATTGATTTTGGAGATAATCTAGATACAGCTAATAAAAGATGGGAAGATATCATGAATGAGAAAGTTACAGTAGAACTTTTACCAATTCCTTTAGAAGATCTAAAAGATTATGGCTTAGATGCGACTATGGTTAGACCCCTGATTGGTACGTTATTAGTTGAATAAACTAAATTAATGGCAAGACGTATTTCAAATTCAGAACTACATGAGGATATACTCGAAATTAAACAGGATGTGAGTGATCTTAAAAAAAGATTACTCGATCCTGATTTCGGTATCGTTTCTCGTGTAAATAGAAATACTTCTTTTCGTAGTAGTGCAGGTAAAGTCCTGTGGTCAATTTGGGTAGCAATAGTGGGAATTCTGGCTAAATTGATGTTTTGGAATTAAATTTTAATGTATGAAGATAGATCCGAAATGGTTAATAATAATAGGTTTAGTTATTTTTATATTACTGTCTAGGGCATGTAACAATAACTTTATACTAGGACCAAAGGTAATAGATGAAGTAACAACCGTACATACAGATACGTTGAGAGTTACACATATAGACACTCTACAATTTGTAGATACTATTCAAAGAATAGTAACTGTAAAAATAGAAGAACCTGTTAAAGTAATCATTGAAGATGATGTTTGGGATGAACTTAATATAAATGAATATAATAATTCATTTAATGATAGTTTAATAGATGGAACTATTTATACTAGGGTAGATGGAACAATGTTAGATCAAGAATTTAATTATATTCCTAAATTTCCTCAGTATATTATTCAAGTAGATACAGTTATGGTAAATACCTTGACGAATACTACAACAACAGTTCAATCTAGATTTAATTTAAATATAGGAGCAGAAGTAGGAGGTAATCCTGAAATGTTTAACTTCTCTCCTTTAATAGGCTTTACAAGTCGAAATGGGTTTTCATATTCCTACAGATATGGAATAATGGATAAAACACATAATGTAGGAATAATGTATAATTTTAAAATAAAATAATAATGGGTCTTTTAGAAAAATGGAAAAATAGATTTGCTCCCGGTGGAGGAGATCGTATTGTAAGAACCAAAACAACCTATGGACAAAATTTAGATCGTTCAGTAGATATGAATGGATTAATTACTGATATTGAAGATAATTTTGGTTCAGCTGCAAATGTAAGTTCAAATGAAACTAATATTGCTACTAATACAGCGAGTATTACTACTATTAATTCTTTGAATCCAAATAGTGCAAAAATAAATGTTACAGCAATAGGAGCAAAATCAGCTATGAATGCTCAGAATCTACATTTGATTGGAAATGTTATAACAATAGTACCTAGTCCAGGTGCGGGTAAAGCTATAGTACCTATAGCTTTAACTATAACATGTAAAGGAGGTTTGATAACAGAAAGTTCTAATAAAAGTTTAGTTTTTGGTTATGATTTTGTATTAACAGGCGGTCAAATGGGATTTTCAAGAGTTATGGGAACTGTGGCGAGTGGTAGATTTCAAACTTTAATGACTTCTCCATCTGCAGCGTCAGGAAATTGGATTCCTAAAACAGATGCAACCGATTCTCCAGAAGATAAACCACTTATCATGTGGGCAAGTGGAGCTCTTAATGGTAATTGGACTATAGAAGGTGGACTAGTATTTTGGTATGAGGCTACTTGTACTGATGCGGGTGTTTGGTCTGTTTAGTATTAACTTTATAAAATAAGTATGGTATTACAATATACAATACAGGGACAACTGGTAGGTCGGTACCAAGATGTTTCCGAAGCTTCAAATAAAACCGATATAGATAATGGAAGTATACATAAAGTACTTCGAAGAGAAAGAACCACAGCGGGTGGTTTTATATGGAAGTTAGAAGATGAAGTGAGTGAGAACATTAGTTCGAATGAACTTAAAGATGCGATAAATGCGCAGGGATTAAGTGAAGATGAAGTTAAGTCAGTTAAGATCTGGCAAACTATGAGCGGTGAGACTAGATATTCTATAGTAACTAAAGAAGGTAGTCAAGCAGCTCAGAAATTTAAAGATGAGTTCTTTGAAAAATTGAAAACAATATCTCCCGCTCCAAAAGCGAGGAAATATACTGCATTGGATACAAATCCAATAGTATATGAGATTTCTTTACCTGATATACATTATGGTAAAGAAACTGATGAAGATGTAAAAACAGCAGAAGATCATTTTATGGATTCTGTTAAAGAATTACATGGGAGAGCATCAGGATTAAGTATTGAAAGGTTTCTATTACCAATAGGAAATGACGGTATGAATTCTGAAGGAATGAGAAAGACTACAACTAAAGGAACACCTCAAAATGATTCTATAGATTGGCAAAAATCTTTCATAGGGTATACTAAATTAATAATTAATGCGGCTAATTATTTAGCTGAGTATGCTCCGGTAGATATTGTTATAGTACAAGGAAATCATGATTTTGAACGTATGTTTTATGCAGGTGAAGTTTTATCTGCATGGTTTAAAAATGATCATGATGTAACAGTAGATAATGGATTAGATAGTAGAAAGTACTATGAGTATGGAGTAAATATGATTATGTTTACCCATGGCGATAAAGAAAAAGCAGCTGAGATGCCACTTATAATGGCAACTGAGCAGCCTGTAATGTTCTCAAGAACTAAATTTAGAGAGGTTCATTGTGGACATTTACATAAAGAAATGGTGAATGAATATAGAGGAATTAAAGTAAGATTTATTCCTTCTATTTGCGCGAATGATTCATGGCACAAATTAATGGGCTATCAATCTTTAAGATGCGCGCAAGCATATATATGGAATAAGGAAAAGGGGTGTGAAGGTTATTTACAAGTAAATATATAATTAATGGCAGTAACTTTAAATAAATTAGTTTATGATATAAAGAATATAGGATACGGGGGTGTATCATCTGACGACGCCAAGATTAGTGATAAGCAGATAGCTTATTGGGTAATGATTGAGCGGTCTATGTTACTTTCTCAAGTTATGGGAAAGAAGCTCCGAGTTCCTGCTTCTTGTATCGAAACTCTTGAAAGTGTTTATTTAGAAGTTGTTGATGCTGCTGAAGCTTGTGAAGTTGATTTAGGGGTTCATGTACTTAAATCCGTAAAGCCTATACCCAGAACAGTTCAGAGGAATCACTTGGATAGTATTTTGGCTGTTGAGTCTTTAGATGGTGAAAGAGCTTTTTCTGAAACTACTACGTTTCGAAGAAAGTGGAATAAGTATAATAAGTATACCAGTTCTAAAAATCGTTGGTATATAAAAGATAGTCATCTTTATGTAAGTTGTGATTTATTGATTGAAGCAGTGAAAGTCACCGGTGTATTTGAAGACGCTGAAGAAGTTTGGTTACATAATAGATGCGATGAAGATTATGCTGCATCTGGAGAAGCCCCCACTGGCAAGTCCTGTGAATATGATTGGGACACCCCATTTCCGATTTCTATGTCTGTAGCAGACCAGGTTACAGATCTTGTATTGAAAAAAAGATTACAAGCAACATTAGCATTACCTAATGATGAAACCAATAACGCTAAAGGAGATGGAGAACAAAATGTGCAAGCAGCAGCTCAAAAATAGCTGCACTTTAACTCAGGCTTATAAATCATATGATGATTATTATAAGGTTGGTTATAAAACATATAGAAATATATGTGAAGATTTTAATAAGAAAATTATGGATGATATTCTATTAAAGTCAAAAGAATTTAAGATGCCATTTAGATTAGGCTCTTTAAGGATAAAAAAGAAAAAAATGAATTTCTCTAATAAGCTGAGAAACAAATTAAAAATTGATTGGAAAGCTACGAGAGAAAATAATAAGGTTATATATCATCTCAATGATCATACAAATGGTTATAATTATAGATGGTATTGGGAAAAAAGAAATGCTATAATTAAAAATAAAAGTATATATAGCTTTCAAGCTACTCGTACAAATAAAAGACGATTAGCTACATTATTAAAGAATAATGAAATAGACTATTTTGAATGATTTATAAATATGTATCAGTATATGAAATAATAGAAGGAGTATATAGAGATTCAGGTATTAAAGAAGAACTTGATATTTGGGACGTAATTGAATGGGCCGGAGAAGCTTTAGAGTTAATTGGTGCTGGGATGACCTATGTAGAATTAATTGGAGAGATTTGTGTCCATGAACATCGAGCACAATTACCATGTAATTTTCACAGCTTAGAACAAATTTCATATAAAGGTATACCTTTACCATTATGCAGTGGTACATTTGGTGCTATTTCAACTACACCTACAAATACAACAACAAATTATATTGATGGGGAAGAAGTTAATGAAAATAACTTTCCTATGACAGATACGATGACTGGGAGTCGTGGAAATTGTTATTATATAAATGATAATTTTGTAGTTACATCTTTTGAAGAGGGTTGTATTTTAATGACTTTTAAAGGTATAAATGTTGATAAGGAAGGGTATCCTATGATGCCAGATCATATCAGTTATAAGAAAGCTGTTAAATCATATATACAAACAATGATAGATCGTATGTGGTGGAGAAAAGGGTCATTACCGGAAGCTGTTTATAGAGATAGTCAAAGAGATTGGGAATGGTATGTTAAACAAGCACGTGGTGCGGTAGCTATGCCAAATCTTGATGCTATGGAGAATATTAAGAATCAATGGGTTAAATTGAAACCTAACATGAATTCTCATCAAACTTTCTTTACTGATTTAGCAAGTCCAGAACGAAGGAAACTTAAATAATGGCAAAAAAAGATTCAAATATTATAGTTAATACCTTTACTAAAGGTATAAATAAAGATGCAGCTAAATATATTTTACCTCCTGATACTTATTATGATGCGCAAAATGTAAGAATAACCGCTCATGAAGGTAGAGAAGGAATGTCCTTAGTTAATGTTGAAGGTAATGACTTTTTAATTAAGATTCCATGTTCTACAGTTGCATGGAAAATTAAAATGTTCGAGCAGATTTATTATGATGAAACTTTTTGGCCTAATCAAGTTTGGGGACCTCTTACATTTAATATTACATATAATGGTCAGACTTATTCACATATTTTACCAGGTGGTACAGGTGGTAATATAGTTGCTCAACTTTATGAGGAAGTAAGATTTTCAAATCAATGGTTATATCCTGATGGTTCTACAAATACATTCCCCTCTGAAATAAATATTAATTATGATAATAGTAATTATGAATTAACATTTTGGTCAAATGTTATAACTAATCAAGTTTTAAACATCGCATTAGTAGATAATGTTGGAAATCCTGTAGGTTGGACACAGCAAACAGCATTAGGTAATAGTTGGTGTGACTTAGAAGTAATTGGTTATACTACTATTAGAGATGATATTTATATTTTTACAACTTCTGATGAATCAGAAGAAGGAGGAAATGGACAAGTATGGAGATTACAATATGATCATTCTAGTAATGTTGCAGCATTAACTTGTATGATTAATAGAGATGATATAAAATTTACTAAACGTCATCCTATTCAAGCTATTGGTAGATATGAAAATAGAAAGACGCAAACTATATATTGGACAGATAATTTTAATCCACCAAGAAAATTAAATGTAGCAGATGATTTAGTTTCTATGGTAGTTCCTACTAGATTTTTAGATTTAGCACCACGTACTTCATTTCAAATACCTGTTTTAGTTAATATTGCTACTGGAGGATCACTACCTGCAGGAAATTATCAAGCAGCATATAGATATAAAAGTGCTGAAGGAGCAGTCACAGAATGGTCACCTTTAAGTAATCCAGTTAGTATTTATGGTGATTCAGAAACAGATCCTTTTTGTGATATTGAGGGAGATTTAATACAAGATGATGCAAATACAGATCCAGGAAATGAAGGTAATGGAGAAATTACTAATAAAAAATTAGTTTGGGATCTTCAAAATCTAGATGTTGATTATGATATTATTGAATTTGCAGCTATATATAGAACTATATATAGAGATGAAAGTGATAATGTTGATTATTCTAAAGCCTATATTTTCCTAGAACAAGAGAATAATAATTCAACAATTCAATTTGAACATACAGGATCTGAACAGAAAATATTAACTACTATTTCTCAAATAAGAGAAGGGATTGGAGCTACTTTTGAGAGAGTAAAAACTATTTCAAGTAAAGATAATAAATTATTTCTAGGAAATATTGTTAATACAAGTTTTTTAGTAGACTACGATGCTAGAGCTTATAGATTTATTAATGATGGTGGTTTAAATCCAACAGCTTTATTAAACTCACAAACAGATCTTCCTGTTATTATTAATGGAAATACTCCATTTGCTCCTGGACCTGGTCAAACTGCTATTGATGCAGTAGTAGAAAATCATGATTGTATATGTCCTTATAATGATGAAAATCCAGATACAAATCCAGATTGGTATACAAATGACCAATATAAATACCAATCAAATGGTACTATTCTAGGTGGTACAGGTCCTAATGTTAGTTATAGATTTATAACAGAAACAATGGTAGGTGATCGAGCAGTTCCTCAAGCGGGTCAAGTAGGGAATGGTGATGTAATGGGATTCAATGGTTGGGGATATAACTTTGGATTTTGGAATTTTGATTTCGGATGTGGACGTTATAGACCTTGGCCTTTTGATGGATCGTGCTTAGTAGGTGAACCACCTGTAACTAATAATAATATAGTTAACTTATTTGGAGGAGTAGGTGTTCAAAATTATCCTATGAATGGTACTATAGATAATTTTAAAAGTTCTTATAAGCATAGTTTATATCAAGGTTATGCTAGAGGAGAAGTATATAGATTTGGTATAGTTTTTTATAATAATAAAGGACAATCAAGTTTTGTTAATTGGATTGGTGATATAAAATTTCCATTTGAATATGATCGAGATCTAAATGTGTGGCCAGATTGGAGAGGTGCTCAATTTTCTATTTTTTATTGGAATGCTGATGCTGGAACTCCTGATCTGTTAGCTGGACAACCTTTTAACTATTCTGGAAATATGGAAACTCGGAGTTTAGGTATTGAATTTACAGTTAATCTTGGAGGCTTAGATATAGCTGGTCAGGGTATTACAGGTTATTCTATAGTTAGAGTAAATAGGGATATGGAAAGAGATGCATCTAGATTAGGACAAGCTTTAGCTGGCCAGGTGTGTAGAGCAAAAGTGAGAGGAAATGTAGGTGGATGTGCTCAAAATAATGAAATTCATGCATTTCCTACTCAACGAGATAATTTAATTCCTATACCTTGTTCACAAAATTGGCAAGGAAATAGTGGGTGTTGGGAAAATTCTTTAATGTCGATAGATACTGGTCAAGATGATAATAACGTTAATATTAGTGGATTAGGACCACCAAATCCAAATAGTGCAAGACCTTTATTTCCGTGGGGACATTCGTATCATGCTGGAGTTAGAATATATTTTACTGAACAACAAACTATGTTGTTATATGGCCCAATAAATTGGGTTAATAGTAGTACAAGTGAACAGTTTAATACTGATAAAAAAACTATATTTCAAAAAGGAGATTATGTAAAAATATCTTCTGTTTTACAACCATTACCAAATGAGGATTATGGAAATTTACCTGTTACTTTTTTTGAAAACCAGTTAGGAAGTCAATGTAATACGAATGCACCTACAGGTATGTGGTATAAATATTACTATCCTGTAAGTATTGGAGCAGGTACAGGGTGGAATCCAACTATGACTTATTGGGGAGGAACGCCTATAGGAGTTTTTTCTCAAAATCCTGCCAATCTTAAAATAGAGCTTGAATATTCAGCATGGGTAGGAGATGGTCAAACATTATCTCAAAATTCAGATAGTTCTATGAAGGGACATTTTTGTAATGTAACTAATTTTAGCCATCTTATGCATACTAATTGTCAGTGTGAAAGTTGTGGACCTGGTATCAATACAGCATATAATTATAATACTAGTATGAATCTCTGTTCATCAGGATCTGTAGGATTAAGACCTAGATCTATTGGTAGTGAGTGTACTTTTGTTACTACAAAAAATAGAATACCTTGGCCAGATATGGGTATGGGACAAGGTACTTGGAATCAACCTGGTGGTTTATCAGATGTAGGAGCAACTAATCCTGAAGAATTTTCCGCAGGAACATATACAAGATGTATAGTAAATTATGAGAGATATTCTACTCCTTATGGAGGACCTACTTTTTCAGATCGTACTCGATCTGTATATCAACTATGTAATCATTATAGACCTATAACAGTTGCTAGTAATAATCAAATAAATGAAGTTTATGGTGGAGATGTAATTGTTACATTATTCGATTATACTCAATATGATAAAAATTGGGGACAGGCTCCACCATGGTTAGCACGTGCAGGTGTAATAGCTGCAGGTTTACAAGGTGAAGAAGAAGATGGTGGTGGTAATTGTAATTCTGCTTGTACAATGACTGAAGATGAATTATCGGATTCTGAATGGGGAATAGTAGTAGGCTGTGTAGCTCCTTTAGAAATACATACTGCTAATCCTGAAATGAGACATGGATACCATTTTGCTTCTAAGGGAGGGTCAGCACCATCTGTATATCCTGATAATGGTACTAGTCTACATGATGAATATAGATATATGTCAGGGTATAATGCTCCTAATGATATTAGAAAATTTATTCCTGTTCCTTTTAATGTTAATCTAAACGAAGAGTTTGATACTAGAATCTATTATTCTAATACAAAAGTGAATGGCGAAACAGCTGATTCTTGGGGAACCTTTAAAGTAGGAAATTTTAAAGATGTAGAAGGAATATACGGTCCTTTAAATAATTTATTAGTTTTTGGAAATAGAATGATGTTTTGGCAAGATAAAGGTTTTGGAATTTTAAATGTAAATCCAAATGCTATTGTTCAAGCAGCTGATGGTTTAGAATTACAATTAGGAACTGTATCTAGTGGCACTGGTGCATTTATTCAATCTTATGAATATGCATCAACAAAATTTGGCGCTAAACAACAATGGGCTATAACTAAAAGTGATTATAATGTATTCTTTTTTGATATATTAAAAAAGAAATTCTTTGCTTATGGTGGTGATGGTAATAAACCATTATCAGATGTTACAGGTATGGCTACTTGGTTTGAAGACGCTTTACAAGGAGATATACTAAAGAAAGATAATCCTATCATGGGTGAGGGTATTACAGCAACTTATGATAATAGACATAGTGAAGCTATCTTTACTTTTCATGATAGAGGATTACCTAATACATTTGAGGTACAATATCTTAATGGAGAATTAGTAGGAAGCCATTCTGATTTAATGGTTGGAGCACTAAGACCTTTAGATAATTGTAATGATTGTTTAAATTTTGAATGTGGTTTTCATAGTTTCATGAATCCTTTAGTTATTGAACAGTTAGAATATAATGGACAAACATATGGCCCAATATTTATAGTAGTAAAAATAGGGTGTCCTGGAAATCCTGCAGTTGATCCTTATGAGATAGGTGATCTTATGTTTTTTAGTAATGATCTAGAATTTTTAAATCTTAGCGGAGGAGAAGTTTTTGAAATGTTATGTAATAGCGCTTCGAAAAGTTTTACATTATCTTATAATGAATTTATAAAAGGTTTTACTTCTTTTTACGACTTTCATCCTTCTATATATATTAATGATGGAAAAAGAATTATAAGTCCTAATTGTCAAAATTCATGTTATACAGGAGATGATTCTTTTTATAGGGATAAATTATATATGCATGATATAGGTAATTATGGACAATTTTATGAATATATAGTACCATCTTCAATAGCAGTAGTAACAAATGTAGCATCAGTTTCAACTAAAGTATTTGATAATATTTCTTTTCATATGGAATCATTACAAGTAGAAAATGAACCTTTAAATGAAGATTATGATGTTCAAAACGATGTATTTGATAAAGTTAGATTTATGACAGATTATCAAACATCAGGATGGGTAAACTTAATTCCAGGAAATAATATAAAGAAAAAAGAACGAGAATGGCAAGCACCTGTTTTTCGTAATGTAATGTCAGATACTCCTGCTAATAATGATCTTTATGATGTATCTAATTATGATTTAGATAGACAATTTAAAGATAGATTAAGAGATAAGTATTTAATGACAGAATTAGTATATAATAATTTTAATAGTTTAGGTCAGCCTAAAAACATTAAAATAATAATGGATTACTTTAGAGCTTACTTTAGAGGATCTTTTAGGTAAAAATTTGGAAAATCAATAAAAATTATTATTTTTGTAAATTGGTAAAGTATAGTTAATGGCGAATAAAAAGAAAAAAAGTTTTTCATATGAATATGGTGGTAATTCTCTAGGAATGCCTAAATGGTCTCCTATGATGAAAGCAGAATATGGTTATGGTTCTAGTGGAGCAAATCAAGGTTTAGATTTGGTAACAAATAATATAGATAAATTTTTACCTCCTACAAATCCTCTTTCTATAGGATTAAAAGTACTTAATACTGGAATAGATATATTCAATGTACATAGAACAAACCAAAAAATAAAACAAGAAAAAAAGACATTAAATGAGAAAAGAGAATTAACTAATCTGTTAATGGATCCAGATTCTAATAAAGACTCATTAAATATGACTCAGGCTATAGCAGCTAATCAAAGTGATATTGCAAGGATAGAGAATCTAGAAGAACAAAATATGATGACAGATGCTATTTTACCAAATGCTAGGAATCTAGTTAATGCTGGATTAGGTACTGCAGGAGTTGATTATACAGCTGAAGGTTTTGATGAAAAAGAATTTGTACAAGGTTTATTTGGTAATGCTGCTTATGGAGGATCTCAACAACCTACTGAAAACTATGAAGCAGAAGGAGGAGAAGTTATTCAACATGAACCTGGAAATCAGCCTGGAACAACAGGTAATATGAAAACTGTGGGTAATAATCCAACTTTATCTAAATTAGAAGGTAAGTCTCATAATCGAGGAGGAGAAGCTGTAAGTTCTGACGGAGATCAATATGTATATTCTAATAAATTAAAATCAGATGAATGGGGAATAACCTTTGCAGCAGCCGCAGAAAAAATAGCTAATAAAATAGAAAAATTTGAAGAAGCAGCAAGTGATGGGGATAAGATAACAAAAGATACTGCTGCAGCTATGATTCAAGAATGGAATGGTAGGTTGCTTAAATTAAAAGAAGAACAAGAACGGAAGAGAGAAGAAAAATTTATGGAAATGTTACAGTCAGGTGCATCGATGGAAGAACTTTCACAGAATTTTCCTGATATACTTGAAAAGTTTATGCAAGAGAACTTAGATCCTCAACAACAATCTGGAGCTCCTCAGCCAGCTATGGATCAAGGTTTAGGAGAAGCAGAAGCTATGCTTCCACCTGAAATGAGATATGGTGGTAAAATGTATGAACATGGTGGACCACATGATGATGATCCATGGTTACCTAGAACAGATGTAGGTACAGATGCAACACAAGGACGTTTAACTGAAATGACTTTTTCAGGTTATGGTCAACCTTTAAATATATATTCAAATGATCCTAAAATGAGTGAATATCTTCAAGGATTATCAGGTACAGGAGATCAATTAGGCGCTAAATGGTGGGGAGGTCTTCCGCCAGATCTTAAAGCAAAAGCTCAAGACTTAGGTATTACTGGTTTAGGAAGCTTTGGTGATGATGTTAATCTTATAACACAATTTGAACAAGCTGCTAATGAATTAGGATATGAGATGCCTATAGAAGAATTAGGTCAAGGTAAAGTTGGAGAATATATTCTAGGGGTTTCTGATTGGTCCCCAACAACAACACCTTCTCTAGAAACAAAGGGATTTGAAGGATTTCCATCTAAAGAATTTACATTAAACCCTGATGATTTTAAAGTAGAGGAAGAAGAAGGTGGAAGAGAGAAATGGACAGCTCAACCTACTACAGATCCTTTATTTGGACCATTTCCTCCACAAAAAAGGCGTAATCCTATTGATTTTAGCTTTCTCAACACTAGGCGAAATATTGATTTAGGAGAAGGTAATGAAGATATATTTAATACAGGTACAGGAGAAGACAATGACCCTGAAACTGAAACTGAAACTCCAAATAGAAAAAGTAGGATAAATATGCCGAATTTAAGGAACATTCTGAAAATGAAATTTACAAATCAGAAGAAAGAAGAAAATGCTGAGGATCCTACAAACACTAAAGAAAAAAGAGGATTTGATTGGACAGCTTTACAAAATATGAAATTATCACCGTGGTATAATTTATCAAAATCTAAAGAACCACTAACTCCTAGCCAGATGCGTCTTAATCCTTTCTATCATGAATTAACTACTAGAGAAGATAGAGATATAAATATACAACCGATATTAAATCGTAATTTAGATATGATGTATACAAATCTAGATCTATCAAAAGACTTTACTGGCGGTTCAAGTAGTAGTATTATGTCTGCTTTTAATATGGCAGATCAAACAAGACAGCAAGGAGATAGTTCAGCTTGGGGTCAAAAATTATCAGGTGAAGCTCAAATAGAAGCTCAAAATGATGCAATGAAGATGGGGCTGGGAGAAGGCTTTGCAGCAGAACAAAGAAGAATAGATGAATTAATAGGTATGAAACAGGGTAAAAGACAAGAGTTTGAAAAAACTTTCTTTGAACAAATAGATGCAATGGGAGACTTAAATAGACAGGAAAGGAATATGAGGGCTCAAGATGAGATGCTAAGTAAAGTATTACAAAAAATTTACGGTATAAATTTAGCTGACTTTAAATCTAAATTTGGAGGATCTCCTCCTGAATATGATGTTAATCAGATAGATTGGAATGATCCAGAAATAATATCTCTTATAAAAAGTTTATTAAAAAATTAAAAAATGGCAATAAATCAACACATGCAACCTGCACAAACTTCTTTGATGCAGACTTATGTACCTCTTCCTTTTAAAGAGTTAGCTATGGTCGGTGCGCATAATAAAGAAAAAAGTGATGAAGGTGAATTATTATATAATACATTAGATCAAAGTTTATTAAAAGTTAAAGCAAGAGGACATGCACATCAGCAGATATTATCCGATTATTCTAAAAATTTTGATACTCAATTAAGTAATATATATGATAAGCATGGTGGAGATTATATGAAAATGATACCAGATTTAAAGGTATTAAAAAATACATTAGCAAAAGATGTAACTCAAGGAAATCTTGCTACTATTATATCACAAGCTGAACAAGCTGGTTTACATGATGAAGGTCTAGTAGAATTAAAAGGAAAAGAGGGAGGAAAATATTATGATGAAGATTTATATTGGCAAATTCCAGGGTCTGCAGGACGTGATTGGGTAGATGCTCAAATGTGGGGTCTGGTGGAAAATCCAAACCAAGAAGGAGTATGGGATTTTGATTTCCCTACAGGTTCTGAAAATCCTTATGTTACAGGAGAAGCTAAATTACCAACAGCTTATAGTTATAGCGGTCATCATCATGCAGCTCAAGAACATGATGAAACTAAAAAGGTATTTGATCCTATTAAAACAGAAGTACAGCAATTTGTTCAAGATGGGATGACTGTAGAAACACAAAGTAAAACTATAAATAGAATTTATAAAGCAGCTATGAATGATTATGGTTCTTTATCTTCTAATTATAGATCTGAAATTGAATATTTAAACGGTTTAAATGAAGGAGCAGATCCGTCTCATCCAGTAGAGAAAGCTACAGAATTCTTAGATGTATATTATGAAGTTACAGGCTTTATGGATAATGGAGATCCAATATTTGGAGATTTATCGGGCCAAGATTTATTAGATAGACAACAACAATATAAAGATTATATAGAAGCGTTAACATTAGAAGATGGAACAACTCCATCAGATGTGGCTAGAAAATTAGCTAATATCAATACAGTAGCACAATTAGGTGAAAAGTATGTATTAGGATCTACTAAAATAAAATCTGTTAGTGATTCTACAAAAGGTTTTAGTGTTAAAAGACCTGATAAAACTGTTGTCCAAATTTCTATGGATGGTTATGTTGAAAAGAATGCAATGCCTGTTATAACCGAGAAAGAGGGAGGAGCAACTTATGAACCTATTCATGATGCATCTAACCCAGCTCTAGCTTTTAAAAATTATACAAGAGATTTATTTATTGAATACGAAAATATGTTTAAAATGTATTCACAGTATATGGAAAATGAGGGATCAATGTCAGCAGAGATGAAGCAAGAAAAATTACAGCAATTACAAGATCTAGAATATCAAATAAGGGCTTATAAAAATGTTGAACATGATCTTTTACATGATACTGCATATGATATGGGCGTATTCGCTCGAATGGATTATGGTCCTGAAGGAGAATTTAAATTTCCTAATAGAATATGGGCTAAAAGAACGGAAGTAGGAAAAGAGCATTGGCAAGCATATGGTTATACAAATCTTTTCTTTGGTAAAGATGGAAAACCCGTTAGTTTGGATGAATTTATGAAGATACATGATTATAAAAATGAAATGCAGGTTTATCTAGATATGGAAGAACATTTAGCAAAACAACTTGAAAATTATAAACCTAGTTTTTATTCTCAAAATATTCATGATAAACAAAAGATGTCGGGAAGTGATCATATGCCAGTATCTATTATAGGTATGATGGTACATCCAGACTTCTATATTAACAATACAGATGTATTTGGTGATGATAGATCTTTATGGAAGAATGCTGAAGATAGAATTAAAGAACAAAAATTATTTCAAGGTAGAGATATTAGAAAACGAATTGTAGATAGCTCAGGAGATGCAGATTTCGATGAACAAGTAGCAAAAGCTTTATTACCTATATTTGGTAATACAGGTTTACAATCTGTATTTAGAACTCCTGATGGTAAACAAGTATCCATATCTGATTATTTTACCGAAGAATGGGGAGCTACACAATGGGGTGAATATTTAGAGGATATATCAGATAAAAATAAAGCTCAAAGTTTTTCAATTCAAGCAACTCCTTCACATACTGTAAATAATAGTTCTCTGTATCCTGGAGGGTTTAAAGGTATGCTTAGTATTCCGACTGGTGGAAAACATAGGGGAGCTGATAGTGAAGATTCAACATTAAATCTTTTCTTTGATATGCCTGCTGAATATACAGAAAGAAAACTAACTATGTATCCTGATGGTACTTTATATAAAGATTATGGTTCAGATGGAGCTGCAGAATATTTAAGAGTTAATATGGAATATGCTGTACAATTAGATTTAGATGCAGCTTCTGATATTCCAGGAGATAGAATTCCTACTAAAAAACGAGGAATTCCAGGTGGGGCTATGTTTGAAACAGGAGAATATGATCCAAATGATACATACCCATTAGGTCATTGGTATTTTGAAACAAATCCAATAACTGGTCAACCTCTTGTTAGTACTGATGGTACACAAATGGATCAATTTTTATTTAGACCTACAGAGGGTATGTTACTAGATGTAACATCTGATGGTACTCATGTATACGCTACAGGAAATGAAGTATTTAATGCAGATACTCAATTACAAGAAGTATTCAATGTTTTTGCTCTAAATGATCCTAATAGTAAATGGGCATTTGATATGATATTTGGAGGTAATGTATTAAATAATTCAGCAGATCAGCTAAAAGAACAATTTTCATATGAAGGAGGTATACCAGCAAAAGAAGATATTACGCATATTATAGAAGATAAATCAGGTCAAAGAGTAGAATTTGAATTAGAGGAGGGTCAAACATTATATCCATCTCGTTATAAAAATAGCGAGGGTAATAATGTAAATTTAGTTGAGAATCCAGCGATAAACGAAGTTCGAAATGGCCAAGTTTGGCCTAATGCAGGCTATGAAGATTATGAGGGGGAAAATGCATTAGATGAACCTCTTAAATTACCACTTTCTCATTTTCTACAGTCTACAAATCAGGAATTAAGAACAGTAGGTAGTGACTATTTAGATAATTTAGATTTAGATGTTTTATCTGGAGTAACAGTTACACTATCAAATGGTCAAACTGTAGATATAGCACAAGCACTTTCTGACGGTCGAATGACTATGGAATTTACTACTGGAGATGATCTTGAATTAGTTCAAAATAATTCTAATAGAGATTATAAAGAACAAGAAAAAATTTATAATGATGCAAAGAAAAAATGGGAAGATGGAGGAAAAGTTGGTAATATAGGAGCAGAAAAACCAAATAGTTCATTCCATACACTAGGACAAGCTATTGATATTGCAGGGGGTGAGGGTATATATGATATTATACTTGTTGATCGTACTGGATATGTTCCTGCTATTGCTCAAGATGATGTTCCTTGGCAGACAATGCCATCTAATAAAAGACACTTTTATGGAAAGAATTTTAGACCAGGAGTATGGATAGGTCAAATAAAGCAACCAGAAAACTATGGATTTGTTGGTGACTATGTTGATGTTTTTGGAGATACATGGAATGTTCAAAAAGATGATGCACAAGAATTTGCTAAACATGAAAAGAACAAAACAGGAGCTCTATATGCTTGGCCAGGTTATGCAGGTACACCGAAATCGATTAAGGATGATAGAAGACTGGGGATAGGATATATTGATTATTGGGCTGAGGGATGGTATTCTCAAGAATATCTAGAAGATCTTAAAGCGCTCCATGGTGAAAAGGATTATGACTATCAAGTCTTCCCAACAGGACTTGGAAAAACAAATCCAAATGATCCTTTTATACCTATAGGTACTAATGAAGCAGGTGGTTACATTTGGGGGGATGGTTTTTTTGGTGAGAATGATTGGTTTGATTATAGAGGTGAGGGATATACCGCTGCGAGTCCTGGTTGGAATTCTGTACGTTTAGGTGATATTACAATTAATGGTACAAAACCTTTTAAAAATACTCAGAAAGAATTAACTAAATTAGTATTTGATGCATTGTGGGAAACAAAAAATAATGGAGATAATTCTGCAATATTACAAAAAATAGGGAAACCCGTTACAGATAAAACAATGAGTGAAAATCCATTAGAGAAACTATATTTTAAATACAGTGATTTAGATTTTGGTCAGATGCCAGGAGAATGGTGGCACTGGTCAGTTGGAGAAAATAGAGATTGGAATAGTACTATAAAATATCCAGATTGGGTCGAATAATTATTACAAATGAGTGAGAAAACATCAGCATTAAAGGGTATATTTTCAAATACCTCTACAGAATTAGATCCGGGTACGAATTTACCTAAGAGCCCTACTAAAGGTCCTAACGACCCTCCTATTGCTCCTCCCAAAGGTGCTAAAAGGTATAATAGAGGAGGATCTAATTCTAATTTATGGGGAGATGGTGTAAATAGTGTATCTGATATATTTAAAATCCCTTCTGAAACAGGTAAGATGGGAACTCCCCCAACAATATTTCCAGGTCCTAGTTATTACGATTTACCGGATGTAGATTTTGATATATACGATAGAGGGACTACTCTTCAACGAAGAGCTAGTAGGCAAGGTGTAGGAGAACAAATACTAGGAGCTTTGAATCAAGCAGTATTTGGAGAAGTTTTAGGAGGAACTATTGAAGCTCTGGGAGCCTTAGCAGATTTTGCATGGGGTGGAATAGGTGAAACGTATGGTAACTGGATGACTGAATTAGGATCTGATATAAGAAATTTTACAAAAGAGATTACTCCTATTTATCAAATGTATCCAGGAATGGCTTGGAATCCGTCTGATTCTGGATGGTGGGCTCAAAATGCAGTATCTGTAGCATCTACACTATCATTACTTATTCCTGCTAGAGGAGTTCAAGTAGCGGGAGGAAAACTTATGATGGGAATTGCTAAGGGTACAAAGAAAATTAATAAGGCTAAAAAAGGAACTAAACTTCATAACTTCGCTAAAAAAATTGAAAATGCAGCGCACGGTACAAAATGGACTAGAGCTGCAGGTACGGCTGTATTAGGAGGTACTGCTAGTAGATTTATGGAAAATTATAGAGAAGCTGCAGAAACTGGAGTACATTCTCTTGAAAAAAATCTAAAATTTTTATCTGATCCGGAAAATCTAGAAGAGTTTTTAAATAGTGAAGAAGGTCAGATATTTTTAGAAGAAACAGGAATTACAAGAAATGATCCTAATATCGTAACTAAAGCTGCACAATATGCTTCCGGAAAAGCTGCATCGCATGCATTTAAAATAGATTGGGCTAACTGGGCTTTTGATGTATTTCAATACGGTCTTATGTTTTCTCCTGGGTTATTTGGAAAGATAGGAACACGTACCGGAAAAGGTTCTTCTGCTGCAACGAAAGCTCAACAAGGATTTTTAAAGGCTCCAAAAAAAGTTAAATCACCTAGATTTGGAAGACTAGGTGCTGCATTTAATTGGACTGTTAAAAAAGGTAAACCTTTTGCTAAATGGGCTGCATGGTCTGCTACAGAGGGTGTAGAAGAGATGGTTAACTATATTGGTATGCAAGAAGGTATTCGAAGAGGTGATTTAATATTAGGTAATACAGGATATACTAATAAAGAATATATAGAATCTGATGACTTTTTAGGACGTTTAGATCACTATATGGAACAAGGTGGATTTTGGACATCCGCTATGTGGGGTGCGATAGGTGGAGGTATATTTACCGGGGTTGCAGGTATTAGAAATAGAAATTATCATAAAAAATTAGCAGAACAAAAAGTACAAGAAATTGGAGAAAGAACAGCGTTAATTACTGAATTAATGCAAGAAAGACAAAGATATGAAGCAATAGGAGATATTGACGGTATGAGAAAGATCGATCAACAACTTGCTATTGAATTGGCGTTAAAAGCTGCAGCTGTAGGAAATGTAGACTTATTATTAGAAATGATTAATGACCCTATGATGGATGAAGCTTTAGAGTCAGGGGGAATGAAAAAAGAAGATATACAAGCTAAAAAGAAAGAAATAATAGAAACTGTTGAGCTAGTTGAGAAATTATATAATTCTAGAATGAATACCCTAACAGGGGATAAATATAGTGATGCATTAGGAGCATCTATTGTTAGAATGGAAATGAATATTTCTATGTATCAAAATCTTATTGATGAGATAAATAAACGTATAGAAGCAGGAGAAACATCAGATGTTGTTTTACAAGATGGTTTTAAAATTGGGTCTAATACTAAAAATAGATATGATTTACAAAGAAAAATACAAGAAGTAAATAAAGTACTTCAAATGTTTGAACAAATTAGGTCTGGTCTAGAAAAAGCAAATGCTGAAGCCGGAACTTCTGAAAAAGATAAACAACAAAATAGTTTAGCTTTAGAAGAAACTAATAAGCAGATAGAAAAATATAAACAACAATTATCAGAGCTTGAAAAGAAATCAACTCTTGCTAAAAAAGATTCTCAAGATAATTATGATGCGGGAGTATATAAACAAGAAGAAGACTTTTTAAAGAAAGTCCAAGAGATGGATCAAAGAGGGCTAGCAGAAAAGAAAGCTTTATATACAAATTTACGGGATTTAAGTTGGGAACAACTCAATAGATTATTATCAGGAGAAACAACATTAATAGATAAAGATAAAAAAGAAGTAGGAAAAGCAAGTGTTCCAAAAACTGAACAAGAGGTTATAGAAGATTCTTTAGGGACAGGTACAGAACAGGCTAAACAATCAGCTCAAACAAGAGCAAAAATACAAGATTTAAGAAACTTTATAATAAAAAATAAACCAAGTTTAAAAGCTCTTGATGATTTTATTGCACAATATCCTACTGATCAAGAGTTTCAAAGAGTAGCCGCATTAGCTAGAGAAGCTTATGCGCAATATAAAAATGAACAAGATTTTCGTGATAAAAATGACAGCTTTAGATCTAAATTAAAGAAAGTTATTAAAAAGGAAACAGACGAAATAAAAGATTATATTGATGAAGCTAATAAGAAATTTTTAGAAGAATTAGATAAACTTACTAAACCTAAAACATCTATGAAAGATGTACGTAAAGGTGTTGAAACAGAGATTTGGTATAGAAATTGGATAGAAAATGGAGCTCTTAGAACTTATGGTATTAAAGAATCTCAGGATTATTTAATTAATGAATTATTTGATGAATTTACACCGGTTATTTCTGTTGTTTGGAAAGGAAAAGTAGGTTCTTTATTTATAGACCCAGAAACTAATGAATATATTTTTAGACATGGAAGATCTGGAAAAGAAACAATTATACCTGTAGAGCCAGAAACTGCTTCAAATAAATATAGGAACTCTAAAGGACAGTATACTAAAGGAGCTACTTTACGTCATTTAGATATGAGATTATTAAAGAATTCATATCTAAATATGAGTATTATAGCAGATGGTAGAACTATTATGATTAATGGTGAATACTATAATATATTAGATTCTGATCCTTCATCAGCAATTAAATATAATAAAAAAACAGCTGAAGTTTTAGGAGTACATTTAACTAAATGGGATGGAACAAAAGTTTTCATTACTACTCCTGGCCTTAAATATGAGATAGCTAATATAATTGAAACTTTGGAAGCTGTTAAAAGAATTCAGTTTAAAAACTTAGTGCAAAATGATTTTATGATCATTGAACATGAGGGTACAGAATATATAGTTCAATATGAAAATGCTGGAATGAAAGGTTTATTCCAGGATTACCAAGAATTAACAGTTAGATTAGAAGATGGTACTCCAGCTTCTTCCGATATAAAGAAAGAAGTTTTAAAAATCGCTAATCAAAATCTTACAAAAGCAATAGAACAAGAAATTAATAATATTAAAGTTAAATATAATGAAGCTAGAACATCTAATAATGTTACTCCCGCCAAAAATACAGAAACAACTCTTGAGTCTACACCCGAACAAGAGGGCAAAATTTCTGAGGACCCAGGGAAGGTCAAACAAATTACGCAATCCGAAATAAATTCAGAGAAAATAGAAGAATCTTCTGAAGGAAAAAAGGAAGAATTAAATACAAAAGAAGAAAAAGATTTAGCGAACGGTGCACGTAATAGTATTGAACAAAATTCCTCTTCAATTACTGAAGAAGAAAATCAAAAGAATACAAAAGAAGAAGAGACACAGAATAAAGAACAAACGAAAAAAAAGCTAGAAGAGGTTATAGGCTTAGGCTCACAGCATGAATCAAATGAAAGTACTACACCTGAAGATGAGATGAATAAAGATCAAAATACTTTAGGATTAATTTCTTCTCCAACTGATACAGATCCAGATAATTTAGATGCACAATATCCATCAGGTTTTATTACAGAAATGGCCTGGATTAATATAGGAACAAAAGAAAATCCTTTAATTGTTAATTTACTTGATGGTAATGGTAATTTAATTGGAAATAGAATAGGTATTGGAACTGTTCCTTATATAGATAAGACTATAGAAGAAATGTCTAATCTTGAGAAGAGTTTATTAGAAGCAGGAAATGCTCGTATTGTAAAACTATATCATTGGAAACCTGTAGAATCAAATGTTGATGGTGTAATGACAGTTTTAACTGAAGGAAGTCGAGCTATTGTAGATGAATCTCAATTAAAAGAATTAACTAATGACGAAGGAAAGCCATTATTTAGAATATGGAAAACCAATACAGTAAAAGTAAGTGATTATATATCAACAGATGTATTAAATAGTCCTAAATTTGGGGTAGGGACTAAAATTATTTTAAGAGTTGAACCAAATGATCAATTCTTCTCATCAAATGAACCTAATAAAGTAACTATTACATTAAGATTAGCATCTAATCCATCTATTATTTTAACTAAAAGACAAGGAGTTTTTGAACAAGATGGAGAACTTTATGATCAAGTAAAGTCAATGTTAGAATCGGGAGATATTAAAGATATAGAAGCCGAAGTAACTGGAAAAACAAATGGATATGTTATCAATATTAAAAGGAATGGAAAATCAGTTGAATCTAGTTTAAATACTTTAGAAGGACAATTTCCTTTAATATTAGGTTATGCTCAAGGAGATGTTATGAGAATTGAAGGAGAAGAATATCAAGATATTATAGTTCCAGATAGTCCTTATTATGAGTCTGGTGCTACTTATTTAATTATACCTGCATCTAATGGAACATATATACCAGTCAGGTTAAATACACAAAAATTAACAGATTTTGCAGCTGAAAAAGTGTTAGAAATAATATTATCTGAGATTACAAATCCTGAACAAAAAAGAGCGCAAGTTAATAAAATTGTTAATGTTTATTCTAAAGTTACTAGTGATAAGGTATTGGCTTTAGATAATTATGAATTTAAATTTAAATATGGTGATTTTAATATTGGTATACAATATAATATAGAAGGAAGCGGTAAAAACGCTAAAAACAATTTAAAAAATGCAATAGAAGGTAAACCTTTTCATTTCAAATTATATGATGAATTTGGTCTTCAAGTTAGTAAAGGAGAGTTTAAAGATGGAGATACTATAAAACAAAAAACATTAAGAGAATCTTCAGAATTAAATATAAATGAAAACGGTCCTATAAAAGAGGCTATTATAGAACATTTAAAAACTAAATATTATAATATTCAAAAAAATGAATTAAATAGTGACCAAAAATTTATATCTCCCCTAAAAGATGGTAAAGTATATAAAAATTACTTAGAGTATTTATCAGACCCAGAATTAAAAATAATAACTCATGATATTCCAAGCGGATCTCAAACAAAATTCTTTAATACAAAAGTATTTTTTAAACTTACATCTAAACCAATTAAAGCTACTTCTAAAAAGAAGAGTGCACCCTCTTTCCTTAGTTCAAGTGACAAAAAAGTTATTAATAGTGTAGAAACTGAAAATGAAAATATTTCTGAAATTCCTACTGAATATGATGAAGTAAAAGGAAAAGTAAAAAAATCAGGTCGAAGAAAATACACTGTTACAGAACAAACAGATAATAGTCAAAGAAATCCTAATATTGAGACATTTGATCCAACAAAATTAGCAGGTATCCCGAAAGATAGTACTGTAGAAAGTTCAGATAATTTATCTGATAACGAGAATAATATTATATCAGATAAATCTGAAGAAAGAAAAAATAATAAAAGTGATGATAATTTTGATGTTCAATTAAGACAAAGATATGAAACAGATCCTGCATCTGATATACTATCTGAAAAAGAAGTACAATGGTTTAAAGATAAATTTGGAGAAGAGGGATTAGAAATAGCCCAAAGAATTAAATATATTATATTAAAAGATGGCCGAATGGCATATGGAAAATACCATAAAGGTATGGTTACATTAGCACAATTTGGTAAAGAAGGTACAGCTTATTGGGAAGCTATGCGTCGTATAATGGATTTACATCTAACACCAGAAGAAAAAAATGATTTAACTCTTGCAGCTATTAATAGATGGAATGATACAGATCAAAAACAAGTTGAAATAAATATTGCTAGAGGTTTTATGGAATTCATGTTAACTGAAAATGACTCATCTCTTTCTGGTATTTTAAAAAGATTCTTTAGAAATCTTCTATATTATATAAAAAATATGTTAGGTATGAAGCCTAGTATAGATCAAATGTTCAAAGATTTATCTAATAGAACTTATACAAAATATAATGTTAAAGAATTAAATGAATTATCTCAAGTTCAAAATGTAGCTAAATTACGAGAAAAGAAAAATTATACAGAACTAGAGGTTGAAGATATAACCTCAAGTATAAACTTTATGTTATGGGAACATTTAAATAATAAATATGGAGATAATTGGGTAGATATTTTAAGTAAACCTGTAGAACTTGCAAAAGAATATGAAAAAATTAGAATAAGTTGGAGAAATAAGTCAGAAGAAAGATTGAAAGATCCAAATTTAAGTGAGCTTAATCGAAGAATCCATTCTAATATATTAGATATAACTGATGAATCTGTATTTTATACCCAATTTGAAAAAGTAGGTAAAAATAGAATCAATTTAGAAAATGTTACTGATGTTGGATTTAGAGATTTAGCAGTAGAAGGGTTGATAGAATGGGGTTATAAATTTAAATTTAAAAAAGATTTTACTCTAGATTACGACTCTAAACCAGAAATAACAGAAGCAATTCCTAATGAAGAAGAAGTATCTACTGAAGATATTGGAATTGAAGATATAGAAAAATTAGAAAAGATATATGGTATGAATTTTTGGCATCAAGACCAAAGATCTACATTATCTAAAGAGGTTAAAATAGGATTAAGTTTTATTAAGAGCCGTGAGAGAAGTAATATAACAGGTAGTTATAAATTTATACCATTTGATGATATATATAATTATATTTCTGCTGCACTTTCTAATGTACCTCAAAAATATATAGAATCTACATTAAGAGGTTTACAAAATAAAACAGTAAATGGTCAAAATGTAATGCCAAGCGTTATTAGAGTATTTGATCAAGCTTCCGACCAATGGAAAAGAAAATTCTTAACACATTTCAATAAACAAAATATTTTATTTAAAACATTAGTTATTGAAGGAGGTAAAACTAAAACTGTATTTACTAATAGAAATGGTATCCACCAACAAATTATGAATGAATGGATAGCAGCACGAGGTTTAACTAATATCTTTACAGAAAGAGTAGGAAAACCCGACGAAATAAATATAGAAGAAGTTGAAAAAATATGGAGTAAAACAAAACCAGACATTTTCTATGATCAATTAATGCCTATTTACCAAAAATATATTAAATTATTAGGTAATCAAGCTGAACAAACAAAAGGAAAAGAAGAATATTTAAAAGTAATGACTCTTATTCTTGAAAAAATTGGGATAACTATACCAAAAGATGTTCAAAATGGTATTATAAATGATGAAAAAATGAATGTGAAAGATTTACATTCATATATGACGGGTACAAATTCTGTATCTTATATGTTCACTAATAAACTTTTAAAAGGACTTAGTCCATATATAGCAGAGAATCTAGAAGGGATGGCTCTTGGTAGACTTGCAGAGCTAGTTGCACAGTATAGAGTTGATAAATATTTATCTTCATTTATTGGAGGAAACAGAAAACCTATATTTTCTATTAATCTTAATACATTTGGTTCAGATAGAGTTAATTTATTAACAGATCCTAGAACGTCGAAGCAGACAATAGATGAATATTTAAGTGATTCTTTTTATAATCCTCTTCCAGATAATAACAATTATATGCATCTTATTTTAAGATTGTTACAAATCCCTGAAGTAAGAGATAAATTTGTATTAAGTACTTTTGATGTTATACAAGAAAGAGGAGAATTTCAAGCAGGTAAAACATACGACGAATTAACAGAAGCAGTTTCTTGGAAAACAAGATATGCTATGTTTTATAATAATGGATTACCATTTGCAGAAATTAATACAGGTACTAAAAGTGATAAAACAAATTTTCAATTTGTATTAGTTCCTAAAATAAACTATATGAATAGACGTCTTGGATTATGGACATCTCCTCATCAAGAAAATGCAAAAACATTTGTAGATACAGCTATAGATTTATTATATCCTTTAGCATTAGCAGAATACAATAATATAATAAGAACAGAAAATGAATTATTTGGTCCTACTCCAATAAGTCCACGGGAAGAAATAAAAAATGTACATTATAAAGATGTTCCAGGAGATAGAAAAGGAAATGGATTAAGATTCTCTATGTTGGATATATTAAATGATTCTCAATATGAAATATTTACTCCAGAAGGTAGATTAAGAAGACCTAGTAATGGGCTGACGCATGAAGATATGAATAGAATGCAAGCTTTAATAAAAACAGGTATTAAAAATTTCGTATTAAGAGAAGTGAATAAAACTTTAGATTCAATGTCTAAATCAGGGGTCGTTAATAAAGTTAAAGAAGGCCATTATACAAATAATGGTTTACCTAGTGAAACATTAGCAGGAAGAGTAGGTACTGAAAATAATATATATGACTCCTTAGTTGGGTTTGCTATAAACGATTTAGTATATAAAAATTATCTCTCTACAATATTTGGTCCACCGGCCTTTTATTATAAAAATATTGTAGATAAAATGAAAAGAGGTTACCAAGATGTAACTCCAGGTTATAATGTAATAGTTGGTAAAAATGGTATGAAATCAAAGTTTAACCATGTAACATTACGGGATATTTATAAACAACGACCTGAAAATGTTGCAAGGATAAAGAAAATATTAACAGATGCAGGAGTTTCTAATAAGGTAGCAGATAGAATTTCACAAGCATATGCAAGTGTAATTAAAACTGATGGTCAAGGATATGTAACATTAGAATTTTACAAACAGATTTTAGAATCTACAGGACAATGGAGCCCTCAACATCAAGAGTATTATGAAAAATATTGGGTTACAGGTAAAAAAATGCCAGCAGAAGCTAGAGATTTATTATTAGATCCTCTTAAAACATTCTATTTTGGACCAAGAGTACATACTAATTCATTAGGAAATACAAGATTACGATGGGAACAATTAAAACATTCGGTTGTACCATTATTAAGAGAATGGACTGAAACTACAAAACAAGAAGGAGAATTTACTTTAAATAATCTTAGACAAAGAATGGAAGGTGTAGGACAATATAAAGGTTTTACTCCAATAGATATGGTTGATTTTGAATCAGGTGTAAAAGTAGGTGCTAACGGTCTTACAGAATTTAATAGACCAGAAACATGGGTAGTTGAACAATTTGAAACTAAAAATTTAAGATTACCACAACTTATTAAAACTAAAGTTAAAGATCCATTAGATGGAACTCAATGGGCTAAATTAATTTTAGAGAATTTATCTGTAGATAATAATTATACAATATTTGAAAAATCTTTTAATGGAGAAGAATTAAGAAAATTATATAACGATATATATGCTGAGAAAATTAAAAGATCTTCAGAGAAACTTATGAAACGAATAGGTTGGAATTCATTTAAACAGAAATGGGAAAATAGAGACGAACTTATAAATACGCCAGAATTTGCACAAGCTCAATTAGAGTTTTTGAAAAAAGTAAGAGCTATTATAGAAGATGGATTGACACAAAGAAATATGTCAGGTGTATATTTTGATGCTTTAGATTTAAGGGAAGTAAATGATATGATTACTAAATTTGATTTTGCTGTTCCTTTAGCATTCCCGACGTTTGCTAAAACATTTGAAAATTTACTTAATTCAGTTGTTAAAAATAATGTATTAAAACAAAGAGTACATGGTATGTCTGCTGTACAAGTAGCTGAATTTGGATCAGGAGTAGGTCAATTTACTGATGAATTACAAATTAAAAGATCTCCAAGTGGTGGTATATATGCAGAAGCGAGATTGTCTTATGATATAGCTCTTAAATTAGGTTACCAGGGTAAAGTAGGTGAAATAAAAAATATAGATAAAAATATCTTAGAAGTATTAGGATATCGTATTCCAACTCAAGGTAAAAATTCTATGATATCTTTAAAAGTAATTGAAATATTACCAAGTACTATGGGAAGTATTATTCAGGTTCCTTCAGAATTAACTACAATGATGGGACAAGATTTTGATATTGATAAATTATATCTTATGTTCCCAGAACGTACTAAAACAGGGACAAAAATTGAAGCGTTCTCATACGACACATATTTATCTAAAGGAAGAAGTTTTGATGGTATCGGAGAGCAGAGTTTAAATAATGCTTTATTTGATATTAGAAAGGCTATACTAGAATCTAAACATACTGCTAGAGAAATTTTAGATCCCCTTGATACAACTACTTATGAAGAAAAAATACGTGAATATGAACGTTTAGGAATAATACAGAAATTACAGAACTTGGCTGCAAATGCAACATCGACAGATGTATTCTTTGAAATGATTAATAAGGATGCTAATATGCTTATTGGTTTATTTTCATTACATGCTACAGGACATGCAATGGCCCAAGAAATGGGATTAGAATTAGATGATTTTTATTCTATTAATATAAATATTAATGGAAATGAATCATTAACTGATTTATCTCGTATTTTTGATTATTATGGTGGATTTATATCTACTAATATTTCTGAAGATCAAAATGAATCATTAGATAACGGTACTAAACAACAAATAGGTAGGGTAGGAATTAATGTTTATAATCACGGTGTAAAAGCGCTTTTAACTAGAGCTGGGATCCCAGGAGGGATTGCTATTGATTTTATAAATCAAAAAATAATTAGAGAATATTTAGAGCTAAGACAGACTCAACCGGAAACAGTAAGTGAATTAGAATTAGCTGAACAATTAGCAGCTAAATATAAAGTTGCACAAGAATTCCAAGAAGCGAGAAAAGGTGCTAGATTTTTTACACCTACTCCAAAAAGCTTAACAGAAGGTCTTTCATTGGATTTAAAAGATAGAGAAAATGCTATTCAACAAATACAATTATTATCAGACTTTTTAAAATACCAAAAAGTAGGTAAAGATTTATCTAAATTTAATAAAATGGTATCTCCGGAGACTCTTAAAAATACAAGTAGAATGAGTTTCTTCGAAGAGTGGAAAAGAATAGAGGAATATTTAAACAGTGAAGATTCTTCATTAAGATGGACAAAAGGAAAAACAGCTAGATTAGAAGCATATGAAAAGTATGGTGTTGATGCAGCGTTAGATTTAGTAGGACATTTCTTACCTTATAATACTGAAGCATTTTTAGCATTAAAAGATAAAATTAGTGAAGTATTGGCTATTAGAGATGGTATATTAAAACCAGATCAAATAGATGTAATAAATAGTTTAGCTTTATATTGGTTATTTACTCAAAGAACAGAAGATAATCCATTACATAGAGCTTTATATGCTACAAATGAAGAGAATGCTATAACAGGAGAATATAATTCATCTTTAATATCAAAAAGATTATTTAGTAAAAAAGAAAGTTTAGCTTCTGAGTTATTAAAATTAAAGAAAGACTATCCAGAATTAAGAAATGATATTTTATTTGGGCTGTTATTCCCACATCGTGATAATGCTATAAAGTCTTTACAATTAATAGCTTTTAATAATAGTTCTAAACTTAGTCCTATTGTAAGATCTAGAATTTCAAATCGATGGAATGAGATATTAAATTTAGGAAAAAAATGGCAAGGTCAAAAATTAGAAGAATTAAGTCCTCTAGATAGGCTTCAAGCAAATAAAGATCTTAGATTACAAAAATTTGGATTACAATTAGCAGCTTATTCTATAATAACATCAGGATTTATGATGGGCCCTAATTCTTTTATTGATTTATTACCTATTTCTTATCTTGAAGGTGCAGGATTTACTAGCTTTTTTAGAAAACAAATAAGAGGATTACAAGATCCTGGATTCTTTGGTGACCATGCTATAGATCAAATTATACGTAATATATTTAAAGATAAAGGATTAGTCCATTCGGTAAAATGGAGCAGTTTGCAAAAACCCTCTCTTAAAGGATTATTAAGCTTTAATAAAAATACTTATTTTGTACGATTTGATTCTAATAAAGGATTAAAACAACATGAAGATCCTAGCACTGCGGCTAAATATATAAAATCATACCATAGAGATACTACAGGAAAAGGAAGAGGAAAATGGAGATTATTTAGAATGGTAGGAAATCCACAACAAAATGGTGCTTATTATGAAGAAATATCACCTTTAGGAGAAAGATGGAAATTTGTAGAATTATTTGAAGGAGGTTTAAAAGAAAAAAGTGTACATCCAGAGAATACAACTAGATTTAATATTACCCAAGAAAATGATATACGTGATAATACTACAGAAGGTGGAAATCCTAACAATGTATCTAATTTTGGAGAAAGTATGGGTTTATTTAGAATAGCCCCAATGTTTAAACAATCTATTATAAAAGATTTAGATAATCGATTAATAGAATGGGTTCAAAAACATTATGGATTTAGTATTCAGGAATATAATAATCTTAAGAAAAGATTAGGAATTGATGCAGTGGGTATGGCAGATCTTTTAAATAGAACTTTATATTTATCAAGCTCAAGAGACCGTTTAACTGTACCAGAAGAAGTAGGACATGTTTTTATAGCATCATTACCTGAAAATATACAAAGAGAAATAGCAAGTTTAGCAGGCCAAACTAAATTACATCAAGAAGTTGCTAAAGAATATGCTAATGTATACCAAACACCATTACAATTCCAATTAGAAACTGCTGGTAAGTTATTAGGTATGTATATTACACAGCAAGAAACAGGAGAAACTCTTAAAATAGAAGAAGCGGAAACTCCTGGTTTACTTGGAGCATTAAAACGTGCCTGGAACTGGCTTTGGAATAATATATTTAAATTATTTAATAAAGACATAGCTAGAACTGAATTAGAAAAGAATTTAGACGAATTATTTGGTCCTATGGCATCTAAAATTTATATGGGAATGAATCCTACAGAAATAAATAAAGATGCATCGGCTGAAAATTTAAAAACATTTGCAGAATTAGGAATAAATAAATTCTATAATCTAAATAAAGCAGCAGATAATATGAAAAGTAAAATTATAAATGCTGTAAATAATGTACAAACTTTTGTAGATGAAACGGGTAGAAAAGTAGATCAAAGATTAAGTAATGATAGTGTATCTGATTTAATTAACAGAGAAAAAGAAAGATTAGAAAGAACATTAGGGTGGAAAAAATCTGATTTCTTAAAAGAGCTTTTAAAAGAGAGTGAGGGAATCCAATTACCAGAAGTGAACGGAAAATTCTATACTATGGATGGTATAAAATTACATAGAGTTTCTGATGTTATTCAATTATACCAACAACCGTTCGAAGAAGCTAAATTTGCTTCTTTAATAGCAGCAAAAAATAAAAGAGAAGGGAATGAATTTAATACTAAAGATAGAGTATTAAAATTGTGGGAATTTCTTAGAAAAGATGTAGGAACAGGTATTCATACAGCTTTAGAAGCTATCATTAATAATAAAGATCCTAGGGAAGCTTTAACAGAATTAAATTTAAATCCTATCTCTAAAGCCGCTATTTTAAATAATTTACAAGAACTAAAAGATTGGGTAAATAAAAGAAAAGCAGCTGGAAGTAAACTACATGCAGAAGTAAAAATAGGAGACAAAATTGATTTAATAGGTGGTACAATAGATGTTTTAGAACAAACAAGTAATGGTAGAATTATTTTACATGATTGGAAAACAAAAATGTTAGGTAAATTTGTTACATTAAATCAAAAGTTACCAGCATTTAAAGAAGGTCCATTAAGTGGATTACCTAATACTAAATTAAATCAATATAGATTACAACTTTCGCTATACAAACATATTATAGAACAAAAGGGATTAAAAGTAGATGACATACAAGTCCATGGTATAGAAGTAGATACACAATGGAGTGAAAATGGAATTTTCTTTAATAATATTAAGTTTTTATCTGATAGACAAACAGCAAAGTCTACATTAAAGAATATAAAACCTGTAAAATCTTACATAATTACTAATATTATGCGGGATATTAATCCTAGAAGTACTGCTAATATTAAAAAAGAGATAGATAATATATCTAAAGTAGCTGATATATTAGCAGAAGCTAGAAATAATATTTTAACAAAAATAGCAGCACATAAGAAAACAGGAGATAAAACATATAGAGCTAGTTTAGAATCTTTATTAACTAAATTAGATGAATTGAGTGAACGACAAGGGATAGCAGAATTTATGAAACAAGCTGTAAGAGATATTAATTTAGCGCATAAAAGATTATTAGAATTACAAGAAAAATCAGCTATTAATGCAAAAGATTTAATTGCAATAAGGAATTTTGTTGGAACTTATGATATTTTAGATAGAATGTTATTGATGTTACCAACATTAGTAGAAACAGATCAAATAAAAGAAATAGAAAACTTTATTGCACCAGCTATTGCAAAAAGACAAATGATTGATAGCTTATTCCTAGAATTAGGAATACCATTAGTGGCTAGTTTAATTATGGAAAAAACTACTAATCCAGACATGACTCTAGAAAAAGTAACTAAGCAATTAACCGAAGCTAGCCGTGATATAGGGTATTTAGAAAGATGGTTAGATGCATTAGGAGATTCAAATGATACTATATTAGCTAATGTAGATAAAATAATTAAAGATAAAAGAGGAGAAGTACAAAGATTTGAATTAGATCTGATATATGGAAGTGATACTCAAACTGGATTGTATGATATGCTTAAAGAATTAGAAGATTATCAAAAATCACAAGGAAAAAATGTTAATCATTTTAGAGAATTGTATGATTTCATGTTAGAAAGAGATTCTAAAGGAGAACTAACAGGAGGTATCGTACAAAAAACTACAAAAGAATGGAGAGATAAAGTAAAAGTTCTTATTGAAAATGCTCAGAAGCAAGGTAGAAAACCTACAAAAAGAGAATGGGCAGAATTTTATAATAATAATCCTATTGAAATAAATCCACAATATACTTCATTAATGAATCTTAGTGAAAATGATACTAGAAGAAATTTTTATAAATATTGGGTTGATACATATCAAAGTGCACAAAAACAATTACCAGCACATATGAGAAAAGCTTGGGGTGGATTTATGTTACCTTCTATAAGAGCAACACATCAAGAGCAATTATTAGAGAAAAAAGGAGGTGTACATAAAAAAGGATTAGCAGCTGTAAAAGAAGTATTTACTGAACATATGGCAATACATGAAGATGATGTACATTATGGACAACTATTAAATGAAAAAGGAGAACCTTTAGATTTTGTACCTATTCATTATAATAGATTAATTGGTACTGAAGAAGATCAATTACATCCTGAAGATGTTACCTATGATTTAGCATCTCAATTAAGAATGTATACTACAATGGCTACTAACTTTGCTAAAATGCAAGAAGTATTACCTGAATTAGAAATTATTAAACAGGCTATTAAAACAAGAAGAGTCGTTAAAAATTGGAGTGGAAAACCGGTTATAGATCCTGTAACACAGCAACCAGTAACAACGCCAGGTATACAGTCTCATGCTTATAATAGATTAATTGATTACTTTGATATGGTAATTTATGGAAAGAGAAAAGCTAAAGGAAATGTTAGAGAGATAGCAGGTAAAAAAATCACTTCTGATAAACTATCTGACTCATTCTTAGGATATAATGCATTAAGAGTACTTGCACTTAATAAATGGGCGGGTATGGCTAATATAGGAATGGGTACTCTTATGAATTGGATCGAAGGGTTTTCTGCACAATTTGTAACAATAGAAGATTTAACAAAAGCAACTGCTACTTATTATGGGGATAGTAAAGGAATAATTGATGATATCCTCCAACGAAGACCGTCGTCTAAAACAGGATTACTAAATGAAGAATATAATGTTTTACAAAATTTTGATGAATTTGGTAAAAGAATAGATCATAGAAATATTGGTCTTAGAAGTTTACATTTAGGCGCTTCTTTCTTTATGATGTCTGCTGGTGAGCATATGATACAATCAAAATTAGCTCAAGCTTTTATGCATAATAAGAAGTTTAAAATTTCAGGTGGTAAAGAAATAAGTTTATATGATGCTTATACAGTAAAAAATGGAAGATTAGTATTGAATAAAGAGGTAGCAGAACAATGGAGTGATGAAGATAGAGTTAGATTTTCTGAAAAAATTCAAGCTGTTTATCAACGTATGCATGGTATATATAATACAGCAGATAAAGCAGCTCTTCAAAAATATGCTATAGGTAGATGGGTTATACAATTCCGTAAATGGATGCGCCCAGGATGGGTAAGAAGATTTGGAGGTATAGAAAAAATGTTTTATGATAAAGAATCAGAATTTAAAAATCCTGAGTGGAATGAGAGATTTGATTCTTATTGGGAAGGAAATTATGTAACTACATTTAAATTTTTAAAACAATTAGCTTCTGAAGCTGTCAAAGGTAAATTCCAAGCTAAACTTAATTGGAAAGATCTTTCACCGTGGCAAAAAGCTAATTTAAAAAGAGCTTTTGGAGAAGTTAATGCTTTCTCTATTTTAATGTTAGCTAGCTATTTATTAATTCCAGAAGGAGATGACAAAGATGATGCTCCATGGAATACAATTTATGTATTAAAACGTGTACAACAAGAGTTAGGATTCTATATGTGGATTCCAAATACTATTGATATTTTAAAAGCTCCCGCTGCTAGTATAACTACTATAGAAGTATTCTTTAAATTCTTAGAACAATTAGCTGATCCTACTGAACAGTATGAAAGAAAGACAGGAAAATATGAAAAAGGAGATTATAAAATTGAGAAAAGATTTAAAGACTTATTACCGTTTAAAGAATTGTGGACCAGGGCTGAGGATAAACTTAAATGGTTTGATTTAAAATAATGGAAAAATTTGATCCCTATAATGATGAAGAATTAGATGGGTTTTCAGATGAAGAAAAAGAAGTAATAAGAAGATCATCTATGATTAATACTTATAGACTCATTGTTAATAATTACGACTTTAGTATTTTTCCTGATACCATGTTTTGGTTACTCACAAATTATAAAGATAAAAATGTTCTAGATATTTTATTAGAATATTTCGAATCTACCGAAGAATATGAAATGTGTGCAGATATCTATAAAATACAAAAATCTTTGGACAGAGTAATTGCCAACCGTGCGAAAAAAAGAGAAGGCTTGATTAAATACTTAATAGAGCCAAATAAAGATGAACAGTAGACATCACCGGTATTCTATACCAGCAATATCTACTATGTTCATCAATTTCTTGAATTCGTTTTTATCAAAAATCTCATCATCCTTATTAATAATAGGCCAAACTTCATCATCTGCCGATAATTGAATACCGATTTTATCTTCCCAGTACTCTCTTAAAGTGCTATCCTTATCCAGGATTAGGGGCATTGGGCTATTTTTAGTCCGATGTCTCATAATACGAATTTTAGCGGGATCAGAAAATTTAGAATATTTACCCGTTATAAAGTGATTATAATCTCTTTCAAAAGAAGGGGAAATTGTAAATACGAACATAATATAACCATCTACAGCATCATAAGATACTTTAAAATATTTATCATTTTCTAATTTTTTTTCCAATTCTCTAAAAGAATTATTATACATCCATTTAAATAACACAAAAACATCGGGGGAACTAAAATCCCAATCATTCATACTAGTATCACCAAGATACGCATTTACAATATAGGGTTTTAATTCCATCTTTGAATAACCAATTAATGGCATCAAAAATTCCAATGTCTTCGTGGGGGTAATATTATCCTTTATTTTCTTCAATTCTAGAGATAAACTCATCTGATAACTTTAAATTAACAACTCCATCATTTTTATAATACTCCATTGGGAAATCCCATTGGTTATTGTCTACATGCCATTTATATCTATTAACTAATTCATCAAATTGATCTAAACCAATAGATAAATCTGCTAGATCTGGCTTATAGACAACACACTCATGTAGGCCAGTGGTCTGCACCACTACAATATAAGAAAGAATATCGTATTCTTTAGTATCAATTCCAAGTTTTTTCAAATAGCTATGTACTGCTAGTCTGTAAATAGCCATTTGTCTATAATAATTATAAGAGAAATAACTTCTCTCAAAATTATATACAGATTTGGAACTTGTTTTCAAGTCTACGATATAAACTTTCTTATTTTCTACATCAAGTATTAAATTGTCAATAATAGATTTTACATCAATTTCTTTATATATCCAAGAAATTTCAAATTCAGGCTTTCTATCCCCCTCACCAGGGAATATTAAACTGTTTGCTTTCTCATGTTTTAAAATACTACTATGGCAAGCCATTACAGTATTCATATCATCTTGAGATAATACAGTTTTACCTAAATTTTCTTTTAGAAATTTGTAATAAGCTTGATTCTCGTCAGAATTAAACTTTTTTAACACGGTTTCTAAGGCCGTTTTAAAACCAGCTTTATCATAACATAACTCATGTAATGTTTGATAACCATCTAATTTCATTTCTTTTGGCATATGTTCATTAATCATAGTATCTTCCGCTTCTACATATGATTCAATGAATACACCCATCATTCCTCCTACAGGATTAGAATGAGATACTACATATCGATTATTAAATTCGGTAAATTCGAACATATAACAATGTATAGCAGATCCTAAATCAAATGCTTTACTATCTTTATCTAATTCTCTCCTTTTGTATTTTAAAAAATACTGAGGACTTACACTAAGAGCACTTAACGAAGAGTGACTAATGTGATTTAATATATCATTCATCTTTTTTATATTTACTTAGTTCGAAAACTAATTTTCTATCCTCAAAGTCCTCTACAGGTACAAATTCAATTTCACCAGAATTAGGAATAATTTCACAATTATCATCATCAATCATACCCATTTCTACTAAGGTATCTTGAAAACATTTAATCCATATCCATAAATTGTCTACATCCCATTTTGGAACGTAACCATCTTTAGGCTTCCTCCAACTTAAGTTCCCTTTATACATTCTTACATCACCATGATTTATAGCTGTATAAACATATAATTTAACTTTCATAGGCAATAAATCGTCTAATTCAAGTATATCTGGAATATATTGTTGAATATATGTATGCATTCGTCGAACTACTAAAGCTCGTAAATGATAATTCATACCAGTAAATAATTTTTGACCGTTTATTTTAACATATTTCTTTTTAGTTTTTGCTATATGTGTAATAAACTTAGGAATAGTTATTAATACTTTATCCATGTTTCTTAATTGCTTTGGGAAATAGGGAGCCCGTTAGGACCCCCTCCCTGATTAACTTAATTACTTGCAGCTATTTCAACAGCTAAACGATCATTTTGAGCTAATTCAGCTTCAAGATCATTTATTTGTTTTCTTTTAGCTTCCTCATATGCTTTTAAATCTTCTGTCATCGATTTAGCATTGAATTCACTATAATCAGATTCTAGATATACATTCTCGTTCTCACCATTACTAATAGCAATAGGAAAATATTCACAGCATCTCATTTTAGTGTTATTGTAATCTGATGGCACTGCCACCACATTACGAGGACTTACTAATACTTCAAGTATCACACCGTCACCATACCCAAAGTCATGAACATATTCCATAGATCCCACGTGTAATCCATGAGAACATGTTTGACCCGGATCAGGGTCACACTCTTCTCTTGGCATTATAATAGGCTGACCTACTTTAATTACCATTCCATGAGCGCCACTATGATAAGGTGCAAAAGTTAATGATTGAGTATATTTCTGCTCTTGTTCGCCAGTGTCTTCATTGTATTCGAACTGAACAATTTCTTCCCCAGTCTTTTTATCATACTTTGACTTAACTTTACAGGCTTTATACGCAAGAAAATACCCTTTGTCTGTTATCGGATGGCCATTATGCTCTAGAAAGCTATATAATTGCTTTCTAACAGCTTTATCCGGATTTAATAACAGATGCTTCCAGAAATTAATTAAACCTTCTAAAGGAATTCCATCCTCCATCCACTTCATTAATTTCTTTGCTAAAAAGTTTGGTATAGGATCAGTAGTACCTTTAAGATACATTTTCCTACCACCATCAAATTCAAATCTCCCATCAGTTTGATTTTGAATTCGGTGTCCAGGAGTTAGCAATTCCTGAACCTTGCCAATAATGGCAGCTCGTTCATTATTATCTCTAGATTTATTATAATTTTCAGCTAATTTAATAACTTTATCAGCTTCAGAGAAGCTTCTAGAAATACTTTTTGGTAGTCCATCGATAATGACTTGAACGGTGTCTTTTTCGACTTTACAGACTAAATAACTATTTTTCATTTTTAATTAATTTTTTATTCAATTTTTTAAATTTTAAGGTTTCTTTATTCTTAGATTTTAGATAAGCTCTTAATGTTAAAAATAACTCTTTATCACGAAGTCGTTTTTCATCATTACTAGTTTCAACTTGTCTTAAATTTTGAATAATATCTAATCCTTTGGCATATTCTTCTAACTCTTTTAAAGTTTCTAAAGCTTTATGATCTACACAATCATATTCCTTACACATCTCTAATAAAACCTCTCTTTCTTTCCAATTTAAAGATTGAAAATGATTATAATAATTAATATGCAATTTATGCAATTTTTTCCATTTATAAAAGAGTTTTTCATTAAGAGGTTTAAAGATTTGGAACATATTAATAGCTTCAACTCTATCTTTTATTAAATGAGCAGTATACCATCTTTTTACAATATCATGTTTCATTTTAAATAATTCTTCAATGTTAATATATTCACTTAATTCATCTTTAATACTATTAGCAACTTTAAGTATAACAACTCCATCATGATCTCTCCCATACTTTCTTTCATCTTCTTCAGGTTTATAAAAGAATCCACTTACTATATAATTCCTAGAATACATATTATAGGCTTTATCTCCTTGTCTACAAATAGAACCAACAGCTTTAAGTAAAACATCATGTTTAGAATTACCATAAATAATAATACCACCTTTATCTTTATATTCACCTAACTTTTCACCATCGGTTTCTATATTACCAAATTTATTATTATCATTATGATCTTGATAAAATCTTCTACAAAATAACTTACCTAATCTTTTTCTTCTAGCTTGATCAGTTTCAAAATTACCTATAGCTTCTAATTCAGCTTCATTAGTTACTTTAACATCATCATAACTATTAAATTTATGTTTACAACCATCCATTAGTTTACACATAATATTAAAATCAGATAAAATAGTAGCAGGAGTTCTAACTTCTAATCTAGCGCCCCACAAATCATAATCTTTTTCAGAAGCAATAACTTTATCGTCACATCTATTCTTTCTTAATTGAATATATTTCAGTTTTCCTTCTAATACAGTATCAAGAATATAAATATCTTTAGATTTTCTAAATGTCTTAGTAGGTTTCTCAGAACCATCTTCCCTTTTTTCATAAACTTGATCTTGATAATAAATAGGATAATCTAAAAAATCTTCCCATTTAGTTTCAACTTTAGAAACTCTAAATCCTCCAGAATACTTACTATTATGTTCTTTAGAAACAGTATTAATAGTAAAACCCATAAATAATTTATTTATAGCTTTATCTTGTAAAGGATTCAGACTTAAATCTCCTACCATATCCATTTTAAGATCATCTCGCTTTAAGTTAGCAATATGAGCTCTTACCGCAAATACAGTTTTATATTCATGATTATAATAAGAATGTCTTTTATTTATAGCATGAGCCATTTCAATCCAATGTATAAAATCTGTTGCATTATTTAATTCTTTATTACAATCATCTATACATTGGTTTCTAACCTTCTTATATTTAGCTTTAATTGCTTCTTTAGTTCTATCAGTATATCGAATAGATTCCCTTGATGGAACCAAATCAATTTCACCAATAGCAAACTTAAGAGCAGCTGGAGCACGATCTTCATCTATTCCATCTAATTGATTAAAATCTAAAGGATATCTTACTCTACCTACCATACAATGTACTTCTCTATCAATATGATCAAAATCAGTTAATTTTAAAGCTATAGCTAAATCATCATCTTCATATTCACATTGAATAGCTTGCATTTTAGCACCTAATCCTTCTTCAATATTTATATATTCTAAGTTATCAAAATATAATAATTGCTGTTCTATAGACTTTTTAAACGTTCTAAGATCTTTATCCTCTTTTATAGGTATAATTACTTCAGTAGAGTTTAAATCCTCTGTAGGGCTTGATTTTATCATATCCATATGAAATGCATCATTACCTTTATATAACATATAAGAATATTTAACACCATTATGATTAGCTATAATATAAAATGTATTAGTATATGCAAATGGAGATTTAGCTCCAATACCAAATCCACCTATTTGTAAATTGTTATCTCTTTTAGTTGAATTACCAAACATAGTGTAGATAGTTTCTACTCTTTGTTGGCTTAATCCAATACCAAAATCTCTAAATATCATTGCATTACCAATACCTAATAATATATTCTCTTCTTGAAATTCTATTTGAGGACACTTTTTATCATCATGCCAATATTTAGATTCATCTTCATGAGTACTAGGAATAGTTCCCATTCTCTTAAGACGCTTCTCTCTATGTGCATCATAACAATTAGATGTTACTTCTCTTACTATAGAACCTATAGGATCAGAATATAAATTAATTAAAGAATCGATGATAATTCCCATAGAATCTTCACCGATCTTAAATTTATTGGTTTTCATTTCACCAATAATTTTTTCTACGCTTTTTTCTCTTTTAATTTCCATGCGCTTATTAATTTATTTATTAAACATTTAGTTTCTTCACTTGTATGAGATTTTCTATAATCAGCTATATCTTTAAATCCATTTGACCGTGTTTTAAAACTTTGAAGAAAAATAGGTTTAAATCCATATCTTTTTCTTAGTTTATTAGCACCTTTAACACCAGTTAAATCAAAATCATTTAATATATATATATCATTGAATCTCTCATATAATTCGTGAGTAACAGTATCTTTAATATTTGTAATTTCATTTTGTAAAGCGACACTAGTAAATCCTAATGTTCTTAATACCATCACATCTTTTAATGCTTTAGTAATAATTAACATGTCAGATTTTCTTGGGAGTTGATCCCAACCTTGGAATATAGTTCTATTGGTATTGCTCATCCATTTATATCCTGTTAAAGATAATGGACGATATATTTTCCATGTATATTCATTATCCTTATAAAATAAATACCCATAAATAGGATTATTATTTACATAAGTAGCGACTGTTCTGTCACCTACAAATACACATTTACAAGAAAATACATTATATACTTTAAGTAAATTCTTGTCAATACCATATTGACCCCAATAATTCTCATCTACAAAAGTAAATGCTTGTGTCTTAACATTAATTGCTCTTTTTGGAACAAAATTTAATTGTTTAATATCAGTTCTGTAGCCTGTATACTCTCGACTTTTATAACCATATTGGCTATACATTAATTCTAAGTTAAAATCAGAATTTATTTGAATTAGTGCATCAAAGAAATGTATATTAAATTTCTTTTGTATAAAACTAAAACAATCTCCTGACTCACCAGTACCAAAATCTTTATATCTTATAGTTCCTTTTTTATCTGTAAATAATGAAAAGCTAGGCTTATCATCTTGACGAAAAGGACTATTCATTACAATTCCTGATTTAAAATCACGACCTAAATAATAACTAAAGATTTGATACTCACTTATTTTTTTTAATACAGCCTTTTTGGATAATTGAATATTAATTTTATACATTTTTATAATATTTAATTACCTACAAGAAAAAGAGGGGGTTCAGTACGTAACCATGTGAACCGCGTCCTTTATCGCTAAGAGTGGAAACTTTAAAAACCAATTTAAAAACTCTATCACCGCGAGGACACCCCCTCCTAATCTCTAATCACATTACCTAAAACGGTAAACCAGATTCAGCAGGCGTTTCATTTGTAACAGTATTACTTGCTAATGTAGCTGGGTTATCAGCTTCATCTTTTTCCATTTTATCAAAACTAGTTATATTTAACTTAGTTGGATCAGTATCCATTGTTTCAACAAATGGTACATACTTTGGAATAGAAACATAATTATTATAACTGTAAACAGTTTTAACTCTTAATTTCTTTCCTAAATATGTATTACCAAGTAAAGTAATTACAGTTTTTGCAAAATTATCAAAAGAATCTGCATTAATAACTATCTTCTCTTCATCCATGAATTTAGTCATAATATGCTTTACTCTTTTCATTTGAGATTGCAATTTCTTTTCCCAACCTTCGTTGGCTGTATCTATTGGCCATTCAAAATGATTTAACTTAGATCCCTCACTTGAAGTAAATTCAAATTTAAGAAATGCATTACCATTACTAGCCGTGTCAATACTAACACCCGTCATTTCAACATCTTCACTTATACCAAGCGGAAATACTGAGGTTGACGTACCCTCTGACTTTAAAGTCTGATTAATTTGATACATAAATTTAATTTTAATCGATTATTACTCATTATAGTACTTTTCCATTACTGTTTTAATTGATAGTAAACAGTTTGGAATTAAATAGTCATCAAACATACCTTCAGGAGATTTCGCAGTTGAAACTCCATCAGATTGTGTTTGAAACATATATTCGTTACTTCCTTTACCATCTGATTTAACATCGGTAAATAAAACAACGCTCGACATAGACTCTAAAACAATTCTATCTAATTGTTTTCCAGCTGTCATTACTTTCTTGTATTGAGCACCCATATCATTGTATCCTTCTTCAGAATGCGCTAATACAAATACATCAATATTATCAGGTAATATTTGATTTATTATTGTAAATATATCATATATACCACCAGATAATTGTGTCCACTTTTCAAATCCTTTAATATGTCTCTCTCCCATTACTTTATCTGTCATCATACGATTAATAGTATCGATAACAACAGTTTTAATATGAGGAGCTTTTTCAGGAATAGCTTTCAAAATATTACATATTTCTACTAAAGAAGATACTTTAGAATAATTCTTATTTTCTTTAGAATAATTCTTTTTCCATCCTTTAAAAGGTAATGCTTTTTGATCACTATTTATATAAAAAGTGGATTTTGGATCCAGATTTCTACTTGCTGTGGATTTACCAGATCCAGATTTACCACAAACAATTACTAAATTTGCCATATTATTTCTCTTTTAATATATAAAAACCTAATTTTAAATAATTCATTGCATCTGCAAATCTACCATCAATACTTTCTGCTTGAGGAATTTTAGGATCCTTAGCATAAGACATAATAGCTGCTACATGTTTATAAAAATAAACACTCCAAGCTTGCATAGGAGTTGTTCCGCTTAACTCTGCAGCTTTTCTAAAATTTGCTAACACATCGCCATTAGCTTGAGTATACCCAGGTCTTTTGGCATCTTCAATAGTTCTCGCTAATAACTCTAATTCTTGTACACATTTTTCATAACTATCACCATTAAGATAAGTTATTTCAGTTGTGTCATCTGTACTTTGACTACTAAACTCATAGTCTTCATTAAACAGTTTTGTCATCTTCTTCTGAATTTAAATTATAAATATTATCTGTAGCATAATCTACAACACGATTATACATTAATTCATTTTTCATTTTAGCAATACATGGTTTACCTTCTCTTACTTTAAGAAAATGCCAAAATAAAGCACCTCCAGTAGGCCATGCTTTAGGTCCATAAGTTTCTAATCCTAATTGCTCAGGATTCATTGAAACCATTACTAAATCTGAAAACATATAAACAGAATCTCCACCAAATAAATCTTTCTTTTTGGGAAATTGTTGTGATGGTTCAGTAGCTCTATCAGCTTGTTCTATTTCTCTATTTAATTGAGATAAGAAAACAAATGCTATTTTATATTTTTTCTTTAATGCATTTGCCATAACCATTAGTTCTACTAAAACAATTCTTTCCATTTCACCTGCTCTACCTCTAACAAGAATAGTATGATCTAACATAACAACCACACCTCTTTCTTGATTTTCTTCAGTTGTAGCAAAGTGTTCTATAGTATTTCTAATTAATTCAACATTACCTGGCATTTCTACATACCAAATAGGATATTGAGTTAACTCTTTGCTCGTAGCTAAAACTTTATAATAAGCAGCATCAGATAAATTATAACCTTCAATACCACTATGTAGTTTTCTTGTTGTTGTATTTAATGCACTAGAAAATTTACGACTCACTAATTGACGAGCTAACATCTCGAAATTAAATGATAATACCGCAAAATTTTCATCTGGATTTAATTTAAACAATTCTGTTTCTAATTGATTGATAATAGCAGTTTTACCACTACCTGACATACCCGCTATAGTATGTATAGTGTTCCACTCTATTCCATCCATACTCACATGGTTATATTTAGACCATGGAGTTCTTAAGGATTTAATTAATCCTTTTCTTCTATTGTCAATATACTGAACAGCATCAAATGCTGCTTTCTTTATACTTGTATATTGAAGTCTCGGTTTATTAACTGTGTTTTTAGGTACCGTTGTCATATCAAATCTTCACCATATTTAGTATCGCTAGTAGATACGTTAGTACTTGCTTCGAGAAAACTAGCATAAGCATCCCAAGCATTTTTATTAATATAAGTTTCTAAAGCATGCATGTACTGCATATTTCCTCCTCTTTTACGAGTTTCTAATTCTTTCTTCAAACATGCAATAACATGCGTATGCTTTAAAAAATTACCTTTTATATATCTATCATATTTCTCTTTACAAACTTTAGCAGCTTTAGCAGAAAGACTTGTAGGTCTTAATACTCTGACTGATCTACCGTTATAAACTTTAATAGGATACATATCAAATAATTCAGTGAAATAAGATTCCTCGACACCTAATAATTTACGCACTTTACTTCTAGCTATAGTAATACAAGTAAAAGGATTTTTAGGATCACAAGTTAATATATAACCTTGATCCACAAGTCCTTGTACTTCTTTTTGTGCAAAAGTATATAGTCTAACATAGTTAATAAACATGTCAGTTTTACCTTCAAATAATAATACTAACATAACATATTGAGACGCAGTTAGTTTGTTCTTGATCAATCCAAGAACATTCATTTCTATATTCATATATCGGGAAATTTATAGTTTACAAATATAATTAATTTACATCTATTATACAACTATAATTGTAAAACTTCTTCAAGTTTAAATCTAGTTGTAAGAGCTTCAGAAATAGTTACCATTTCAGATGACCATTCATAAACATCTCCAGCATATACCAAGCAATAAGCTGATAATACTAATTGATCATTTATAAATTGTTTACCTTTATCAGTAACTCTCCAATGCCCATTATTATTTGGATCTACTTCAATTAATTTCCATTTCTCCAAATAACTATAATCCATTGCTGTGGCTCTTAAACCTAACAATGAAAATACATTTTGAACATGAATGTATACACCATCCTTTGTTCTATTATGTATTATTGCCAATGCTTTACACATATTGGCATTCAACTTTCGTTTATAAGCCTTAACTAACTGTCCACAAGCGGGACAGCCAGTTCCAGACTTAAAGTTTTTACGAAGATGATCTTTGGCTTCAAGTATTGTCTTCATATTCTTTATAATTAAAAATTTCAGTTTCATATTCTTCCTGAGATGAGGCTACCCATTTCTCTTCTTGACTATTTTCAACATAGATACGAAAGATGACCGCCTGCTTATTTGCTTTCCATCTAACTGTTCTACCTATACGTTGAATCATGTCTTTAGTTTTACTGGTTCCACTAGCAATAATTGCCATGGAAATATCGGGTACATTCATACCTTCGTTCAAAGCCTTAGCTGTAGATATTCGTGTTATTGAATTCCCGCTTTTCAATAAATCTAAATTTTCATTTCGTTTCTTTTTAGGGATCTTACTATGAAAACTTAAACAATTATCTAACTCTTCTGTGACTTTGTCAGCAAAATCTATAGTTTGAGAAAATACGATAGCCTTTCTCTCAGAATAAATATTTGATATTTTTTTAACTGCTTCTAATTTAGCTTTAGCATTATATAATATATTCTTTCTTTTTGTCATTGCAGCATTACACATAAAAGGATAAGATGCATTATTGTCATCTAATACAAGCCCTTTACGTTGTAAATATACTTCATAAACATTTTTCTTCATACATGAAAACATATTCTTTAAATCTTTATTAAAATAAGGAAATAAAGAATTAAATGTTTTATCTGCTTTATTATATTCTGCTAATTCTGTAGGTGTTAACTCAACTGGTACATTATAAATCTTAAATGGACTAATTAATCCAAGATCTTGTGCATCAGTTGTTTTAATAGTATGTATAATAGGAGCTATTCCTGTTAATAATCTTAATTTTACTCTGTCTATATGAGCAGATAATCCTAATATCTTATTAAAATAATTATTAGAAAAGAAATTAAAATATTCAGGAGACATATAATTATGTACTTCATCAGCTATTATTAAATCAAAACTATGACCTATCCATTTATATGCAGTTTGAATACAAACACATTTTACACATTGTTCAAAGACTTCACCTTCATCCCATTTGTAAAATTCATCTTTCCATGATCTATCTCTAATAGTTTCAGTAGGAGTTAATATTAATATCCTAGCTTCCATATTAGTTAATTTGGCCATATAAGCCGCAGCAAGCACTCCACATCGAGTTTTACCGATTCCGGTAGCATACTCTAGTGTCCCCCTGCCATGCCACGGCTTAGACCACCATTTATTTAAACCACTTCTCTGAATTTTATCTTTAGATTCAGATATTGTCATATAGCATATTCTTTAAAATGTTTATGTAATTTAGTATAATCCTCCATAGCATTACTAGGATGAGAAGACTTTAAAGCATCTGTAGCTGCACCATATAAAGCATATAATGTTCGTTCAGCAAATTTATTATCTAATGCATTATGAGGTGAATATTCACCATCATTCCAACTAGACTTTATTTTGTTCATCTGAACTCCATTAAGAATATCTTTATTTAAATATGCATCTCCTAATATTTTAGCTGCTTCTACATCAGTAATACCTACTTGTTCAAACATAATAAGATCATCTGTTGCTTGTTCAGCTGCTATATCAGCTCTTGCAATAACTGAAGGTATAATATCTTCAAGATCTTCCCATACATTTATTGTATGTTTTCTTATCTTAGTAATATCACCAACAAACATTAAATTACTACATACAACTACTTGAGCACCAGAACATAAGCCTACTGCTACAGATTTATCATATGAATTTCTAAAACCTATAGATATATTATGATGTATCCCAGGTGCTTGAAAATTCATAACTCCAAACATTTGTCTACCTTCTCTAGCCATTTCAAAATTCCTACTAGTTAAACCCCAGTAAGAAGGTATATGCTTTTCAATACTTAATACAAGATCAGTATGTGAGACTGGCATATAAGAGTCTGTCATTGTTGGAAGAGGAATTGTACTTAATTCACTTACTTCCTTAGTTGAAAATCTTTTTTTCATTATTTACTCCATTTTTTAGTTATTGTATAATCTACTGTCATATCAAACCCTTTGATAATCATTGCGCCAGCTTCTTTCATTAGCTTGCATTGTAATTTAGCCCATTCTTCAGCAAAATCATCTCTTACTTCTACACCTATTTCATCATGTACTTGTGTTACCATATAACATGGTAAATTAAACTTTTTAATGTGTTCTCTAATAAGAACCATAGCTTGTTTAATCATATCTGCACCAGTACCTTGAATTGGTGTATTCTTAGATGCTCGTTCAATAGCACCCATAGTTTTAAAATCTTTTTGAGATGTATGTATACCTTTGAACCAATTAGGAAACCATCTAATCCTTCTAAAAGGTTTAAATGTTCTAATATGTCCATTTTCTACACCATATCTACCAAGTTTATGTAAGAATGCTTTAATGTTAGGAAATGCACTAAAATATTTATTAATTAATTTAGCAGCTTCATCAACACTAATATTTAGTGTATCAGATAATTTAAATTTACTCATACCATAAGCTAAACCAAAATTAATAGTTTTAATCATAGTTCTTAAAGCTATTTTATCACCGGTATGCCATTGTTCGCCAAATACTAATTCAGCACAAACAGAATGTAAATCTTCATTATTTTTCCTACAACTAATCCAAACTGGATCTTGAGAACCATAAGCGATAATAGCTAACTCCTGCCCACTATAATCAACAGATACAATACTATATCCATCTCTAGAATGAAAGCAATTCCGAAACTGATTCCTCGCTGGAATGTTCTGCATATTAGGCTTACGATCCTCTTTAGATCCACTAGAAACTCTTCCTGTGTTTAAAACTTGCCAGAAAGAAGTTCTAACCTTACCATCTTTCATCACATATTTAAGAAAAGATTTACCATAAGTACTCGATATTTTTTGCTTTTCTTTATATCGTAAATACTTGGTAATCAGAGGTTTATCTTTAAACTTAGATAGCTCAAACGCATTCACGTTATCTATTTTTTTACCTAGGTATGAAGAAATTACTCTTTTTACCTGAAGAGGAGATGACCACTTAACGTCTACTTTACGCAAATCTTCAACTGGAGTAAACATATCTAACTGCACATAATCAGCTATAAAATCAGTCAACCTATTAACCACGATTTCATTATCTAATTCATCTTCTAAATCTGTTACTACTACTTCATTTTGTTTTGCGTTTTCTAACCAAGAACGCTCATCAAAACATAGACCATTATATTCTATGTCAGCAAATGCTAATACAGCTTTACATTCAAGTAAATGAATTCTCATGAGTCCTAATTTGTCTATTTGTGTTATTTGTTGTTCTCTAATGTTTAATAAGTATTTTACGTCGTCAGCGCCATATACAATTTGCTCAGTACTAAAAGGTTTCCCTTCTAATCCGATGAACTTATTGCGAATTTCTTTGTTAAGTGATCTCCCCAGATATCTTTGTGTTAAATGATTAAGACTATATCCATATTTATCTTTACCACAATTTAATACACATTCAGCTAACATAGTATCATAAACATTTTCTACTTCAATATTATAATTTGATTTAATAAATTTATAATCAAATTTAACATTGTGAAATATCTTTAATACTTTTTTACTTTCTAATATATTTCTTAATGGTTCTATAGATATATCTCTTGTATCTATCACATATTGAACTTCTTCTGTTCCAATTTGAAACATTACTATTTTCTTTCGAGTGAAGTCCTTTCCCGAAGTTTCAGTATCAACTCCTAAAACAAGTTGATCTTTCAAATAATCTACACATTCCTCCATTGTTGATAATTCAAAATGGGAGGTCTCTGTCCCTGTTATTTGGTTTTGATTTGTTATTAATTTTATCTTGCTCATCATTTCTAATTTTTAAATCTTCTGCGTATTTTTCAACGCATGCTAAACATATATTACTTCGTGTACTTATTATAATAGATCCCATACCAACTCGTATAGATTTATTACTCCACACTGCTAAGTGAAATTTATTTGGAGGTATCTTAGCCTTACACTCCCCGCATTTTCGCCTGCGTAAGGCTTGATCTAATACCCACATATTTATTTCGTTTAATTTGTAATTTTACATAAGATTAAAAATCCTATGATATATAATAATATTAATCCTAATATCTCCATCTAAATTTTTTATTATTTAATACTAATCTGCTAATCTGGATTTATTATGATTAAAATGTTTTAGGATAGCTAGGAGTCAAACCTAGAAATAGGGTTCTATTTCGGATAACTAGCACATCCTCTCAGCATATCTCGATAATATACTAAACATATCTCAGCCATGTCTATCCTAAAACATTAAGATAAATTGGTGCTAAGAATATACAGTATAAGATTATTTTAATGGTCCATGTATTGATTTAATATATGTACCATTTCTACTATCCCATACTACCCTGCCATTTGAATGTAATTTTGTTCTGTCTTTTAATGATTTCATACGCTCTTTGTAGTCTTTTTTAGACTCACCTGGTTGACGTTTACCTTTCATATTAATATTATAAAATGCTGATTCACTCATATTGTTCCTATTATTAAACAGGTAATAGCAGCTTTTAAACTGGTTAATCTATCATCCATAATATTAATATCTTCTTTACTTGCTGTTTCTTTAACACTCTCTCTTAATGCTTCTACTTCAACAAGTTTAGCATCTAATACCTCAACAGCATAAGGTAAATGTGTTTTTCTTTTCCTTATATCAGGAGTTAAATTCATAAGATATTCATATTTCTTATGTATTTCTTCATTAATATTTATTTTCATAATTATTTAATTTTATTTTAACATTATATTAACATTAGATATGTATATTGTCTTCAATGAAAATAGACATATCTAAATTTATTTACATTATCATGATGATAATAGTATTTGCTTTAAGCGTATAAGCCTAGTGATACTTTCAATAATAATGGGTTTAACACTCTAGCTCTTTAGCACTGTGTTACATCGTCCGGTGGACTACTTTCCCGCGATAAGCTGGCCGGCCTATCTTTATTATCTAATAATATCACTGGCTCATACATAAACAATAGCAAGATCAGAACAGTCCATGGTTATTCTGCTAATGCGATCCATAATATAATCCCAACTTACATCCCTAATTAAAGAGAAATCTTCCGAAAATATATTAATTAGTTCTATACAGAACTAGAGGACCCATTAGACCAGCCTAACAACGTGGTGTTATCGTAAATATCCATTCGGATAAATAGGATAATCAGCACTACATGGTGACGTGCTTTACAAGACCCTGTTAATATCCCTGCTGGGAGTGGTGTATGAGGATTTACTCTCATACCTAATGCAGCCTCACGGTTCAACACTTGCTATTATTTATAATGATTTATACAAAAAAACTATGTGAACAGGAAATGGTATTTATTCACACAAAGTATAACAGGTAGTTAATAATTAAATACAACCTGCTCACATAGTTATAGGATAGGGATATTATGACCGCACAAAAAAGAAGCTGTAGCCAAACAATAAAAGCTAGAACTAAAAACACCGGTTGAGAGCATTACTGTATTCTCTATCCCTATTATAATTGCCAGCAGGGAGAATTTTGTGTTCAGAACGACCCGGTATGTTCTTATTAACTCATCTCCCCCTTTTAAACTCTGGACTTGTGGAGGTGGCCGGAATCGAACCGACGTTCTTAAGCAGTATTCATCATACTGCGAAAGCAAACCACTGCACCCCCATGTGGTAAAACGAATAATTGTTGTAGCACCTTCTATTATTAATTTAATTAACTTAAACTGTCTTACCACTTGATTTTTTCATACCAATAATACCATTCTAATTCATTTTTCCGCTTCATAGATTGTATTTGTTGATAAATAGCAAAGTCTAGTGCTTTTCTTTTGCTATATAGTCTTATTATCCAATAAAGTATTTTAGATGTCTTCATACTTATTTAATGTACAAAACATGCCAATACCTCTTGCATATTCTCCTTTTATTACTTCAGTTAATTTAAATAGAGTTATACCTACTATTACTGAGAAATAAAGGATTATTAAGTCAAATATGACTATTTTTGCTATTCCTACATCCATTACATAATAAGGTAATAGAAACATAAAGAATAGACTTGCTAATATGAATACTACTTTTAATAAGCATTCAACCCAAAATAACATTAGTTTTTTCATTTTTTTTCTTTTTAAATTAAACATTTAACTTGATTCTTATTTTAAAAATGAACAGTTTGTCTTCATGTTCAGGAATAGATATTAAAAATAAGGATTATATCCTTCATTCTCTAAATCTTCTAGATCAGGATGATAATCTGCTTTACTTTTTAACCATTCATACATTTCTTTCTTCAGTAAATCTACTGAATATGTACCGTAAAGTAATATCATCTCTAATTGTTCAAGATTTCTTTCACGGTCAGCATAAACAGCCATAAAGTCTAGATTATGTACCTTTCTAATCATTAACAATATGTTTTGTAAATGATTATCATCTAAATCTGTGATAAGAATATTCTTACCTTGTTGTGTCTTCCAGTATACTGGAAAGTTAAGTTCTTTTTGCATATTAATGTCTTTTAATGTTCATAATTATTGATTTATACAGTTTACTCTGTTAAATTTGAACAGTTTAATATCATGTTCAGGATACAATTAGTCAGCTATGACTTACAATTTAGGTAGAGTATCTACAGGTTTAATTTCACCAGTTACTGTATTCACTACTTCTTTTGAACTAACAATCTTGTTTAAAGGATTGTATTCAATATCATCTTCAGTAGCTTCAGCAATCATATTGTGAGTCCAATCATCTACATTTTCAAACTCATCAGTTTCTGCATTATAAGTTGCAGCAGCTAATTCAGTTTTACTAAATATATGAGATAACTCACCATTATTATTACCATAGATGAAATCACCATCTCTTCCTTTCTTTTTAGCAGATTTATCTAAGTTAGCTAAATCCCACTCATCTCCTTCAAATGTCTCATTGATTCTAATTCTCAAGAACAACTCTTGACCTAGATGATTAATTGATGGGTTTTCAACACCTAAGAACATAGGTTCTCCACCAATCTCCAAAGCATTTAGAGTTTCTTCAGTTAAATGTTTAGGAAACATATTCAGAAGTTCTGTTGCTTTGATGAGACTAAATACTCTTCTTGCACCTCTATTATTAAATCTTGGGTCAGATGCATTTAAAATACCCAACATATTAGTCATTCTTTGACCAGTATTAACTCTTTCAGCTACTTCTAGTTGAAAGTTATCAATAGTTGGATCATTAGAGTTGACCTTTCGTACAGTTAATGCTGCACACACACCTTCTTTAAGGTTCTTTATGAAATTATCAATTTGTTGTTGTAAATCCATGTCTTTATATGATACTTATGTTTATTCTCCGCTTATCAATTTTCAGAGTCTAATGACAACTTTAGCTATATATATATTAATATATACTATTATTATCGTGGTTAAAATAGGTTAAAAAATGGTATATGAGAGTATTAACTGTCTTTGAGTATACTTTTATTTTCATAATGATGCTACACTCTATAGTTGGAATTGTTTTAATGTGATTAAAAGGAATATAATTCAAATATAAAAAAAGAATTAGTTAATACTCTATACCTACATTTAGTAAAGGTTCTTGATCTAGTGTTTTGTGAAGAAGACTATCAAATGCATATTCATATGAGGGTAATTTAATAGTCTTCAACTCCAACCAAGAGTTTATTTTTTAATATAATTATTTATTTTATTCATGTCAGCATAAATCATAATCCTTTTATGTCCATCCCAAGTACAGCTTCTTTCTAATTTATCTGTTGTTGGATTGTATTGTTTAGGGTAATGTATTAGTCCCATAAATTGATGACCAAATAATGTTGGTTCTCCAAATATTTCATGAATCAGGTCCATTTCAGATTCTAATGCGTTTATCCATTGTTTATTCATAGCTAGTTAATTTTAAATTTATTACTGTTTCTAGGCTTATAAAAAGAAAAGGAGAGGAGGATCCACCCCCAAGGTTTCATTATACCTCTCCCAATCTCTTCAATACCGTGAAAAAAATGTAA